TCAGGAGACCGCTCGGAGCTGCGGTTTTCCCGCCTGAACGAGAGCGGCACGCACCGACTCCACAACGTCCGGACCGGCGTGCTGGTACAGCCACGTCACCTTCGACCCGCGGTCGTGGCCCATGATCGCCTGGGCCTCCTTCTCCGGCACACCCTGGTCCTTGAGCCTCGTCGCAAAGCGGTGCCGGAAGTCGTGCATCCGCGGCCACCACTCCGTCCGCCCGGTCTCCGCGCTGACAACCTTCCGGGCCACCCCGGCAGCCTGGATCGCCTCGATCCACACCCGCCTGAAGTTGTGGTGGCTGATCACCCCACCTCGCGGGCCCCTGAAGATCAGCTCCTCCGGGTGCATGCCGGAGTCGGTGTCCGAGCGGGTGTCCTTCGGCTTCCACCTGGCCGCCATCTCCTCGACGGCGGCCAGGGCGCGGGGGGTGAGCGGCACGGTCCGAAAGCCGGCGTCCGTCTTGGGTGCCGGCTGGCGGTAGAGGGTGCCCTTGTCGGCCGCGATGATCTCGGCGACGCGCACGGTCGCCGCCTTCAGGTCGACGTGGCAGAGCCGCAGGCCGGTGTACTCGCCCCACCGCATGCCCGTCTCGTCGGCGACCGCGATGAGGGGGTGGTAGTAGGCGGGCAGGTGCGCCAGGATCCGTTCGCACTGTTCATCCGTCGGCGGCCGGAGGTCGTCAGGGTGCCGGGCCGGGGGCGCCTCCAGCTCGACGCCGAAGGTCGGGTTGGTGGTGATGCGCTTGTCGAGGATGGCGGCCTGCATCATGCGCCGCATGAACTCCAGCGCCTTCTTGCGGGTGTGGAAGCCTTTGACGTCGTTCTGCAGCCAGGTGTCGAAGTCCAGGAAGCCGATCCCGGAGAGCTTCCACCCTCCCCACTGCGGCTCGATGTGCTTGCTCCAGATCCCCTGCTTGCGGTTGCGCGTTGTCGGGCGCCCCTTCTTCTCCTGGGACTTCCACCAGATCTTGTGCCACTCGGTGACGGTGATCTGCCCGCGCTTCGGATCGAGGTAGGTACCCTGTCGGACCGTCGTCCGGACCTCGTCGAGGAACGCGAGCGCATCCTTCTGCTTCTCGAAGTTGCGCGCCTTCTGCTTGCCGTCCGGCCCGCGGTATCGGGCCTGCCACGATCCGATGCAGTCACGCCTCGGCTTCCGATCGCCCGGATACGCCTCCAGGCACAGCTTGCAGCCGCACTCCCTGTGCCGGACCTGACGGGGGTTGTTCTGCGCCCTACGAGGCAATGCGGGCTCCTTCGACCGTGCGCTGCGCGGGGATGTACGGCAGCGTCACAGGCGCGCCGCAGCAACAGACTGCCCCACCCGGGGGCTGGGTGATGGCGAGTTCGGCCAGGACGGCCCGGACTGCAATGAGGGAAACCGCAGAGCTGAGGCCGGCCGGGATGGTGATGGTGAGGGTGGCCGGGTCCCAGGGGATGAGGGTGACCACTGGGTCAGTGCTTCTGCGGACGGTGATACACATGCGCGTCCCCCTCGGGGCATGAGGTGCCGTTAGGGCCGCTGGGGGAGGACGGTTCAGCGGTGTGCTTGAGCACACGAACATAGCGCGCGCGGGCCGCTCACGCGAGCAAGATGGGGGCGCACGGCACCGAGTGCCGCGCCTTTTGTGGCATATGCCAACTAGGCGCTCAGGTCGTCGGCAGCGAGTGCCGCGAGCTGCCTCTCGACGAAGCGCTGTTGCTCGGCGGTCAGCCGGCGGTACAGCGTGAGCATGCGCTCCTCGGCGTCCGGGGTAAGAGGGCCCGGGGTGCGCCGGTTGGCGGCCGCGAAGACGCGCTCGCGCGGTTCGCCGAGGGCTTCGGCGAGTTTGTCGCAGGACTTGCGGGAGGGCACGCGGGTGCCGAGGGCCCAGGTGTTGACGGCGGAGATCGAGACGCCAGCTCTCCGCGCGATCTCGGTCTGCGTGAGTTCGGGGCGGTCGCCCTGTACGCGCCGGATCAGCTGCGGGAGCGTCTCGCCGCTCTCGTCAACCGTGTTCATGTCGCCAGCATGCCGGACAGCCTTCCACATACACAAGCGCAACGTGGAAGGCTGGCGCGATTCCAACTTTAGGCGAACAGTCGTTCGATTACAGCAGGCGCGCCGAAACTCTCCGACACTCCCCGACACTCTTGACGGCCTTCCACTTCCACTGTAGAAATGTGGATGTCGACAGCGACCAGCTACCGACAGAGACGCGAGGTCCCCATGTCCCGCCTGTACCGCAAGGGCAACGGCCGGCCGATCCGCGAGGCCATGGCCTCAGCCGGACTGTCCATCCCGCAGCTCGCCGCGGCCACCAGGGCCGCGGACCCGGACGGCCGAGGCGTCGGCAAATCGATCATCGGCGCCCTCGTCTCGCGAGGAAGCTTCACGCGAGAGGTGGTCCGACTCCGGACGGCTTGGCTCATCGCCTCGGCGCTCGGCCAGCCGCTCCAAGACCTGTTCGACATGCCACGAGGTTCCACATCTACAACGGAAAGGTCAATAGCCGATGAGCACGACGACGCTTCCGCTGCCGCTGCTGAAGCAGCGGCAGGTTGAGGAGTACTTCGGCGTCTCGGACTGGACCGTCAACGGCTGGGTCCGCCGGGGGTGCCCGGTCGAGTACCTGCCGAACGGTCACCGCCGCTTCGACCTCGGCGACGTCCGTGAGTGGGTGGCCGATCAGTCCGAGGCCGGCCGCGAGCAGCGCCGCCGCCAGTCCGAGCACGCGCTGGCCCAGCGCTCCGCCTGACCCACAGACATGGGTCGGGCCGCCCAGAACTCCTACGCCCGGGCGGCCCCGGCCCACCGATCAACCCCAGAAGGAAGGAGGTAGGCCCAGATGGAGCCTACCGAACCGTTGACCGAGGACTCCCTCGACAAGTTGCGTTCCCTGTACGCGCAGTCGGAGTCCCCCGAGGGCAAGCTCATCGTCAAGCTGCTCGACGAGATCGACGAGCTGGACGACGCCTTGCACGCCTCGGAGGACGAGGTCGAGTCGCTTCGAGCCAAGAACGCGCAGCTGCGTCGACTGGTGGAGCCGAAGGCGCCGAGCGTGTCGCTCTCGAAGACCAGGGCCGGAGCCTGGGCGGTCCGCTGGCGGGACGGCGACCTGCGGCGTTCGCAGTCGTTCCCGACCCGGCGGCAGGCCGAGAGCTTCCGCGCGGCGATGCTCGACCGCTGGAACGGCGGTGCCGAGTGAACCCGCGCCCCACCCAGCTGAGCCCCGCGGTCGCGCTGGTGCAGCTGCTCAGCGAGAACCCCAGCCTCCCGGCCATGAACTGGGAGATCCGCCCGGACGGCGAGCTGTACGGCCGTCTGTGGGCCGACGACACCCGCGCCGTCTCCGCCCACCTGCAGCAGCTGCTCGGCATCGAGCACGTACTGACGGCGCACTACACCCACCGCGACCAGCTGATGGTGTCCGAGGACATGCGGACCGTGTGGCGGGACGTTCCCGTCCGGGTCTCGCTTCGCTCCCTCGCCTCCGCGTACGAGCCCGCGCTGCTGGCGGTGACGGCGTGATGGCCGAGTACTCGCCCGAGCAGCGGGCCCGCGCGACGGGCGGCAAGGAGCTGGTGACGGCTGCCGGTCTGCCGGTGCGGCTGCCGATGGACGCCGAGGTCGAGTTGACCATGCGGTGGATGGACGAGCACGGGGACGACTTGCAGGACTGGCCGGTCGACGTGGAGCTGCGGTACGCGGCCGCGGTCGCTGCGCTGCGGGAGCGGTGGCTGCGCGGTGAGGTCCGGTGACCATCACGCCGTCCGGCTGCCAGCACTGCGGCGTCCCGGAGCGCGAGCACGAGTACGGGCAGCGCTGGAAGCCGCCGGTGGGCTGGCACACCTGGGCCCGCCCCACGAACTCCCAGATCCTCGCGCGGATGCAGGCCCGTCGGGCCGCCCGCGCCGCCACCACCCCGAAGGGGACCCGATGAGCACCAAGACGTACACCCAGTGGTCCGCCCAGGGCCACGTCGACAACGTTGGCACCAACCGGGACGGGAGTCTGAGCATCTACCCGGGCTCGATCACCGGCGACTGCTTCACGATCTACCGGCGCGACAACCTGACCGACGAGCAGATGCTGGCGGTCGCGGACCGGGTGTTGGAGGGCGTCAGGCAGTGGCGGGACGCCGTCGCGACGACGTTCGAGCGGAACCGCACCACGGAGGACGAGCTGGCGGAGGCCCGCGCGGAGATCGCCCGGCTCAAGGGCGGTGCCCTGTGAGCACCGAGAACCCCGTCGCGCGCCGCGCGGCCATTCTGATCGGCAACACCACCGGCACGCCGGAGGAGATCGCCGCCGCGCTCGACGCCGCCGGCATGCTCCAGCGGCCCCCGACCCGCATCACCGGCGCCTACCCGGTGTGGGTGCGGCCGACCGCGCTCGGCATCGCGATTGACGTCCACCCGCTCATCTCCGCCATCGTCCGCGAGCTGGCCTCGCACGCGGTGGAGAAGCCGGAGGAGGTCACGGAGGAGCTGGTCGCGATCGCGGAGGCGTCCGGCCCGGAGCGGGACGCGCTCGTGCTGGCGCTGCTGGACCGGCTCGGCGGGACGGACGCGCAGTACGCCGCGCAGGACGCGCGCCGTCTGGCGGAGGCGCTGCTGTCCATCGTCGGCCCGGCGCTCCCGCAGCAGCGGAACGGGAGGGCGGCCTGATGACCGTGAAGACCGTAAAGGGCGTCGCCGCCGGAATCGACCACGGCACGGCGCGCGGCTACCGCCAGCACATGTACCGCGAGGTCCCCTCGTGCGAGGACTGCCGTCGCGCCTACCGGGAGTCCGAGGCCACGAAGAAGCCGCGGGGCAACCGCCAGACGCAGTCCTGGAACGGCGGCATGGTCGGCGAGTCCCGCGCGTCCGTGGCCGTGTCGGCGACACCGGCGCGCTGCACGGAACCGAAGTGCGGCGGCGCGGCGGCCAGCGTGCCGAACAGCTGGGTCACCGCGGTGGTCGGCGGCGTGATGCGCCGGTACTGCCGCAGCTGGTGCGCGGTGTACGCGGAGGCGCTGTTCGACGTCCGCTCGATCGGTCAGACGGAGGTGGCGTGATGCCGTGGATCTCCCGCCGTACGGCCGCTGAGACCGCTGCCGCCATGACCCGCCTGCGCGACCAGGTCGCCGAGCTGCGGGCTGACGTCGCCGAGCAGGGTCGCGCGAACGGCAGGCTCGCCCGGCACGCGGGCGCCGCCGAGGCGTCTCTCACGGTCGAGGCCGCCGCGCTCCGGTCCGCGCACGCCGCCACCCTGGAGCGGTGCCGCAGGCTGGAACAGCTGGTGGACACGTACCGCACCGCGAACCGCGGGTTGACCTCCCAGTTGGAGCACGCGCTCGGCTACACCGCCGAGGAGATCGCGATGCTCGACGCGGGGGTGAGCACGCGGTGACCATGACCGAGCTGCCGGGGCCGAGCGCCCCGGCCGCCGGGCGGCGCCGGAAGACCACCCCGCAGCCCACCGGACCGGACCGCATCCCGCGGCCGTCCGCCGGCTGGTATCGGGACAAGGTCACCGGCGCGAAGTACCGGCGCGTCACCACGATCCTCAACTTGGGCGGGACCAAGGGCGAAGTCCTCTCCCGCTGGGCCGCTGGCGTCGTCGCCGACGCCGCGTTCGCCAACCTCCCCCAGCTCGTTGCTTCCTCGCTCCGCCCGGACGAGCGCGCCGAGAAGCGGGACTGGCTTTCCCGGGCCGCGCTCCGCAAGCGCGACGAGCGGGCCGACATCGGCTCTGCGGTGCACCGCATCATCGAGGCGCACGTCCTCGGCCAGCCGGTCCCGGCCGGTCTGGTCGAGGACCCCGAGATGGCTCCGTACCTGCGGCACTTCACGCGGTTCGTCAAGGAGTGGCAGGTCACGTTCGAGGCGTCCGAGATGGTCGTCGGCAGCCCCGAGTTCGGGTACGCCGGCACCCTCGACTACCTCCTGCACTCACCGCTGATCGAGGCCTCGCTCGGCGTCCCGGCCGGCACCGTGCTGATCGGGGACACCAAGACCGGGGGCGAGCTGGACGTCAAGGGCGTGTACCCCGAGGCCGCGCTCCAGATGGCCGCGTACCGCCGGGCGGAGATCGCGTGGCTGCGCGACGGCAGCACCGTGCCGATGCCCGCCGTGCACTCGACCGGCGTGGTTCTGCACCTGCGCCCGGAGGGCTACCGGCTCATCCCCGTGGTCTGCGACGACCAGGTGTTCGCCGCGTTCCGCATCACCCAGCAGGCCGCCGAGTGGGTGTCCGGCCTGTCCAAGACCGTCGTCGGCGAGGCCCTGAGCCTGCCGGCCCGCACCGAGGGGAAGGCCGCCTGATGCCCATCCTGGACCTCCAGCGCCGCATGCGGCAGCTCGGCGAGATCCGCATCGGCCACGCCGTCGACACCGGCCGCGTGACCAAGTACGGCAAGAGAATCGTGCGCCCCGTGAAGCTCGACGCGTTCCGCTTCACCTCCCCGTCCCGCCCGATCCTGGAGCAGGTCGCCGCCCTGTACGGCGGAACCGTGCAGCCGTGGACCCCCGCGAACGGCGGCCCGTCGGAGTTCGAGGTGTTCTCGACCACCGACAGGCTCCCGGTCCTCGTCCCGCCGCGCGACTCCGTGTCGCAGTGGTACGAGCTGTACCAGGGATCGAAGTGCGTGCGCCGCTGCGACGGGCAGACCGAGCAGAAGTCCGACCGTCCGTGCATGTGCGACCCCGTCAAGCGGGACTGCTCGATCACCACCCGGGTCAACGTGATGCTCCGCGACCTGCCCGCGCTCGGGCAGTGGCTGCTCGTCTCCAAGGGCTACCACGCCGCGGTCGAGCTGCCGCCGGCCGCTGAACTCCTGTCTCAGGTCGGCGGGTACGTGGCCGGGTGGCTCGGCATGGAGGCCAAGACCGCAGTCAACGAGGACGGCACCCACCACTTCATGGTGCCGACGCTCGACGTCGAGATCACCCCGACCGAGCTCATGTCCGGCCAGATCCGCGGCGTGCCCGCCGAGGTGACGTCGGCGGGCCCTCAGCGGGCCGCGATCGAGGCGGCCCCGGCCGCGCCGGTGCCGGACTACGCGGCGCTGGCGAAACTCTCCCGGAACGCGGGCGCGGTGCGGGACATCTGGAAGACCGCGGCCGGCAAGGGGCACATGACGCCCGAGCTGTCCGCCCAGTTGACGGAGATCGCGGGCCGCTTCTCCGCCCCGGCGGAGGCCGAGGAGCCCGAGGACGAGGTCATCGATCCGGAGATCGTGGACGACCAGGACCCGACCGAGGTGTGGTTCCAGATCATGGCCGCCGCCGGCGCCCGGAGTTGGACCACCGACGCCACCGAGCAGGCGTTCGCCGAGCGCAACGGCGGCACGATGCCAGGCTCGGCCAGCGCCGCCGAGCTGCGGACCTTCCTGGCGTGGCTCAAGGGCGGTGCCCAGTGAGCCCGATGCCCCGGCCAATCCCGGCCGGTTCCCGGTTCGGCCGGCTGGTCGTGGTCATCGACCGTCAGCCCGGCGAGCGCCTCGCGACGGTCCGCTGCGACTGCGGAACCGAGCGGCAGGTCGACTTCCGCCTCCTCGGGACGAGCACCCGATCGTGCGGGTGCTTTCGGGTCGAGGTGACCACCCAGCGCAGCACCCGGCACGGTCACGCGGGCACCCCCATCTACATGTCGTGGGCGGACATGGTCGCCCGCTGCACCCGTACCACCCACCCCCGCTACCACGACTACGGCGGCCGAGGCATCACCATCTGCGAGCGCTGGCGCGACTTCGCCAACTTCCTCGCCGACATGGGCGAGCGGCCCGAGGGCATGACCCTCGACCGAATCAACAACGACGGCGGCTACGAGCCGGACAACTGCCGGTGGGCCGACTGGTCCACGCAGGCCAGGAACCGCCGGCCGTCCGCGTACGCGGGCAGTGTGCGCGACGCCGTCACCGGTCGGTTCATCTCGAAGGCGAGGGAGGCCGCGTGAGCTGGCACTTGGGTCGCATGTGTGCGTTCGATACGGAGACGAGTGGCGTGGACGTCGAGGCCGACCGCATCGTGACCGCCGCGGTGCTGCTCGTCGGCGGCGGTCGGCCGACCGAGACGCACACCTGGCTCGCCGATCCCGGGGTCGACATCCCGGAGCCCGCGAGCGCGGTGCACGGCATCACCACCGAGCGGGCCCGGGCGGAGGGGCGGCCGGCGGCCGAGGTCGTCGAGCAGGTGTCCGCGTTGCTGGCCGAGCAGGTCGCCGCCCGGGTCCCGATCGTGGCGATGAACGCCCGGTTCGACTTCACCATCCTGGACCGTGAGTTGGGCCGGCACGGGCTGCCGCCGCTGGTCGAGCAGGCCGGCGAAGTCGAGCCGCTTGTCCTGGACCCGCTCGTCATGGACAAGCGGGCCGAGCGCTTCCGGCGGGGCAAGCGCCGTCTGGTCGACCTCGCCCAGGTCTACGACGTCCAGCTCGGCGACGACGCGCACGACGCCGGGGCCGACGCCCTCGCCGCCGCGCGCATCGTCTACAAGCTCGCGGCCCGGTACCCGGCGCTGCAGACCACCGAGCTGGAGCGGCTGCACCAGATGCAGGTGGCGTGGGCGCGCGAGCAGGCGATCGACCTGCAGGAGTACCTGCGCCGCAAGGACCCGGCCACCGTGGTCGAGCAGGCCTGGCCGCTCGTCCCTCGCCCGCGGGCCGGTGCGTGATGACTGCCACCCAGCTCGCTCTCACCGCTGTTCTCGACCGGCTCGCCGCCGCGCTGCCCGTCGTCCCCGTCCCGGCTCCGACCGGGGCGGGGACCCCCAGCCCGACGCCGCTCGTCATCGGCCTCGACGTCTCCCTCTCCTGCACCGGCGTGGCCAGCCGCGGCTGGGCGGAGGCGATCCGCTCCGGCCGGCGCGACGGGCACGAGCGGCTCGCCCACCAGCTCCACGAGATGCAGTCGTACTACCGGCACGCCGAGCTGGTCGTCATCGAGGGCCCGGCGTTCAGCCGCGCGATGCAGCGCGGGCACGACGAGCTGGCCGCGATCCGGTGGATGGCCCGCCACGACCTGTGGAAGCGCGGCATCCCGTACGCCGTCGTCCCGCCGGACAACCGCACCATCTACGCGACCGGCCGGGCCCGGTGGGCCGGGGAGACCCCGGCGCAGGTCAAGGGCCGCGTCCGGGACGCCGTCCAGCAGCGGTACGGCGTCACCTGCGCCGGGCCGGGCCGCTACGACCAGGCGGACGCGCTGATCCTCGCCGAGATGGGCCTCGCCCACCTCGGGCACCCCGGGGCCGTGCTGCCCCCCACCCACACCCGCGCCCTCGGTGGCGTGGCCTGGCCCGAGAGGACCGACGCATGATCCCCGCCACCACCACGCCGCTTCCTTGCACCACGGCGCCCGGCCTGTTCTTCGCCCCCGACCACGAGCGCGGCCCCGACCGCAACACCCGCGTCTACCTCGCGCGTCAGCTCTGCAACACCTGCCCCATCATCGACGCATGCCGCACCGAGCCCCGCACCGGCGAGCAGGGCGTGTGGGGCGGCCTCGACGAACACGACCGCGCCAAGGCCACCGGCACCCGGGTCCGCCACGACCGACCGATCCGGGCCCGGGTCCCGGCCAAGTGCGGCACCACCGCGGGCGCCGCCAAGCACCGCCGTTTGAAGCAGCGCGTCTGCGAGTACTGCCTGGCCGCCGAACGCGAGGCCGGAGCCGCCGCCCGCGCCCGCCGCGCCGCCCGAGCCCCCGAGCACGGCACCCGCGGCGGCTACCAGCGGCACCGCAAGCTCGGCGAGACCGCGTGCGACCCCTGCCGGCAGGCCAACGCGGACGCGGACCGCCGGCTGCGGACCACCGGCACCACCCGGGCCGCCGCGTGACCAGCGGCTGGATCGGCGGCCTCGCCATCCGCACCGGCCCCGGCCCGCCCACCGCCGACTACCTGTGCACCCACTGCTGGTACCACCAGCGGCTCACCGGCCGTGAGCGCATCGAGCACGGCGCCCGTGATCTCCCCATCGCCCACCGGGCCGTCTGCCCGGCACTCCACCCCCAGAAAGGCACCCCATGACCGAGCAGCACGGCGACTTCGCCGCCTTCCTCGTCAGCCACCTCGGCGGCCGCGTCATCGAGGAGATCAGCACCGAGTTCCACCAGCTCATCGCCGCCGTCACCGAGCACGGCAAGAAGGGCTCCCTCGCCATCGTCGTCACCGTCGAACCGCCCAAGGGCCACATCGACGGCGGCCCCCTCGCCATCTCCATCGACAGCACCCTCAAGGCCCCCAAGGCCAGCGCCCCGCCCGCCATCTACTTCGTCGACGCCGACGGCAACGCCACCCGCAACGACCCCCGCCAGATCGCCCTCGACTTCCGCACCGCCCCCGCCACCACCGACTTCAAGGACGCCAACTGATGAACACCGACAACCTTCAGGCCGTCATCGACACCGCCCTGCGGTCCGCCGAACCCGCCGAGCTGGCGACCGGCCGGGTCTACGCCTGGCTCACCCCGGGCGGCGGCGTGCAGAAGATCGACCTCACCGGCGACGACTACCGAGACACCCCGGCGCGGAAGTCCGGCATCACCACCCTTCGCGACGTCGGCAGCTTCCTCGCCTACCACGCCAAGCACTCCGACGACGCGACCGAGGTCTACGCCGACGCCGAGGCCCTCACCATCACGTCCGTCCTCGACGCGCACACCGGCGACACCGCGCGCTGGGGCAGGCACCGGGCCGTCCTCGCCCTGCGCACGACGAAGGCGTGGACGGAGTGGCTCGCCAGCAGCGGCCGGCTCATGGACCAGGAAACCTTCGCCAACTTCCTCGAGGACCACCTGCCGGACCTGCTGGAGCCGGACGCCGCCACCATGCTGGAGATCGCGCAGTCCATCCAGGCCGCCACGAAGGCGAACTTCCAGTCCGGCACCCGCCTCACCTCCGGCGAGCGACGCCTGGTCTACACCGAGGAGACCACCGCCAAGGCCGGGCAGCGCGGCGAGCTGACCATCCCCGAGACGTTCGTGATCGGCCTCAAGCCGTTCGAGGGCGCCGACGGGTACCGGCTCACCGCCCGGTTCCGGTACCGGATCAACGGCGGAAATCTGCAGCTCGGCTACAAGCTGGAACGGCCGGAGGACGTGCAGCAGTCCGCGTTCGCCGACGTGCTGGCGGCCGTCACGGCCGCGGTCGAACAGCCGGTCATGAACGGGTCCCCGGCCCGGACCGGCAGCTGATGAGCAGGCCCCGCACCGCGACGCGCGCACCCTGCCCGCGGTGCGGGGCCACCACCCTCATCACCCCCGACGGCCGCGCGCTCGACCCCGACCCGCACCCGCTCGCCATCCACCTCCCGGACGGCGGCCGGCTCGACGCCGAGCAGGCGCTACCGATCGTCCTCGGCACGGTCCCGCCCCGCGCGCACCACCCGCACCGCCCCGGCCCCTACGGCTGCAACCCGCCCGCCCCGGCCGAGCAGCCGACCCTGTTCTAGGAGCACCGTGAGCACGATCTACCCCCTCCCGGCCCCCCCGGAGGACGACGGCGAGTACATCGACCGCCGCGTCCCCGAGGACCTGGCCGCCGAGACGGCGGTGCTCTCCGCGTGCATGTACGACCGGAACGCCGTCGAACGCGCCGCCTTCCTCCGCGGCACCGACTTCTCCCGCCCCGTGCACGAGCTGATCTGGACCACCCTCCAGCAGCAGGCCCGCACCGACGGCCCGACCGACCCGATCGCCCTGCACAACGAGATCACCAAGCTCGGCCAGGGCCACCGCATCGGCGGGAACGCCAACCTCCTGTTCGGCATCGCGAACACCGTCGCCGGCGGCACCGTCGAGTACTACGCCAGCATCGTCGCCGAGCAGGCCGCCCTCCGTCGAGCGGACAGCCTCACCATCAAGGCCCGGACCGCGATCGCCGACGGCGCCCGGCCGGCCGACATCGCGGCGTTGTTCACCGAGTACCTGACGGCCGAGCAGGACCGTTCCTCCGAGGCATCCGGCGCCGGCCCGGCGCACCTGACCGCCGCCGAACTCGACTGGGACGTCCTGTTCGCCACCGACTACCAGAACGTGCGCCTCCTGCCCGGTCGGCTCCTCGCCCCCGGGCAGCAGATCGCGATCGTCGGCGAGGGCAAGGCGGGTAAGAGCCTGCTCACCCTGGAGTGGGTGTGGAGGATGTCCACCGGTCAGGCGTTCCTTGGCGACGCCCCGCAGGACCCGGTTCGGGTGCTGTACATCGACGCAGAGAACGGGCACCCCGAGCTGCAGCAGCGGCTGCGCAGCCTCGGCGCCCGACCGGACCGCATGGGCTCGCTGGTGTACCTCAGCTTCCCTCCCGTGCGCCCGCTCGACACCCCCGGCGGTGGCCAGGACCTCCTCGCCCTCGCCCGGCACTACGGCGCCGAGCTGGTCGTCCTGGACACCGTCTCGCGGTTCATCCAGGGCGAGGAGAACTCGGCCGACACCTGGTTGGGCCTCTACCGGCACACCCTCATGCCGCTCAAGGCCGCCGGCATCGCATCCGCCCGACTCGACCACTTCGGCAAGGACGGCGAACGCGGCGCCCGCGGATCCTCCGCCAAGACCCAGGACGTCGATCACGTCTGGGAGTTGCGCGCGCAGGGCGGCGGCGTCCTCTCCCTCAAGCGCACCCACTCCCGCACCGGAGTCGGCCCGGACGAGTTCGCGATCATCCGCCACTCCCGCAAGGTCGGGGACGACTGGGTCGCCGGCGCGACCACCCACAAGGTCATGGAGTTCGCCGACCGGGCCGCCCTGCTGGAGGGAACCACCGAGTGGCTCGTCGACCAGCTCGACAAGGCCGGCGTCGACACCGCATGGGGCAGCCCGAAGGTCCTCACGTGGTGCCGCGAGAACGGGATCCGGACGGCCAAGGGGAAGGTCGAGGAAGCGGTGCGCGTGCGGAAGTCGAGGCCCTCCCCGGACCTCCCCCCACACCTCCCCTACCCGCCAGTAACACAAACTCCCCCCGACGCGGGGGGAGGCCGAGACAAAACCCCAGGTCAAACATCCCCCGGGGAGGTCCGGGGGAGGTCGGGGGACGTGCCTGCTTCACCTCCCTCCCCCCGCCTCCCCCCTAAGGAGGGGGGAGGGGGGAGCGCACCGGGGGAGGAAGCACCGATCTGCATCATCTGCGGCGAGCCCTACAGCCCCGACTGGGCCGCCCGCGGCTACGACACACACCTCACCTGCGACCGCCCCTGACCCCGAGGAGACCCCGTGATCCCGTGCCCGCACGCCGACTGCCTGCTCGACCTCGGCGACGAGTTCACGGTCACCACCCTGTACGGCACGACCGGGCCCCGCATGTACGTCGAGTGCGAGGCCGGCCACCGCAGCGAGGTCGACGTCACCCCCCTGCCCCAGCCCGTCACCACCCGCACCCAGGAGACGCCGTGACCCAGCCCGACCTGACCACCGAGCAGTGGAAGCGCCGCGCACTCCGCGCCGAGGGAGCCGTCTTCCACGCCCTGTGGATCTTCCCGCAGACCTACAACAACGAGACCGCCGCCGAGATGCACGACCGCTTCCACCAGCACATCGAGGCCACCTATCCGGACCTGGTCACCCGCTACACCCACCAGCCCGTCCAGGTGTACGCCCGGGCCGACTCCTGCGGCTGCCCGGACGACGGCTCGGCCGAGTACGAGACCGCGCACAGCGAGCCCGACGACGAGGACGGCTACGTGTGCTCGCGGCGACCGCTCGGCCGGGTCTGCGGGCACTGCGAGGACGAGGACGGCGACGGGCCCGAGTGGCTGCCGGACGGCGTGCTCTGGCCGTGCCCGCCGATCACCGCGCTCAACGCCGACCCGATCACCACTTCCGAGGAGACCGCCCGATGAGCACCCAGTCCCAGCCCGCCCGCTGCGGGAACGACCCCCGCGCCCAGATCACCGACGGCGACCGAGCCGCGATCGACGAATTCCGCGCCTACGTCGCTGACCGGAAGACCGAGCAGCCCGCCGCGCCCCTCGACCTCGACGCCATCCAGGCCCGCTGCGACGCCGCCACCCCCGGACCGTGGTGGGCCGACGACACCGACATCATCGTCGGCACCCCCGACGACCTCCAGCCCCACCCGGTGTGGATCGGAGAGACCGCCAACCCGGGCACGCCCAACGGCGGCTTGGCCAACGCCTCGTTCATCGCGGCCGCCCGCACCACCGTGCCCGCCCTGCTCGCCCGGGTCCGGGACCTGGAGGCCGAGAACGCCACCCTCCGCGAGCGGCTCGACGCCGCCGACCACGGCCTCGACCGCTGGCACGAGGCCTTCACCGGGCTCCAGGCCGAGAACGGTCGACTCACCGCCGAGCTGGCCGAGCTGAAGATGACCCCGCGCGAGCGCGCCAACGTCCGCGTCCGAGACCTCCTCGCGGCCGGCGACCACGAGGGCGCCACCGCCTACGCCGAGGCATTCGAGGCCAGCGAGGCGTACGACGCCACCCACCCCCGCCTGTAGCCCAGGACGGCCCCCAGCGGCCCGCCTGACCGCCGCACAGCCCCACACGCACCCCCAACGCCACACGACCCGCGCGAGGCCCGCCACAGGGCCCGCCACGCGGACCGGTCCCACCCCCGGCCGCGCGCGCCACACACCCACCACGGAGACCCCGATGAGCGTCAACACCCTTGACCCCGTCCCCACCACCCCCAGCGGCCTCGCCCACCTCATGTGGGAGCTGGAGCAGAACACCGAACCCAGCGAGCCCGACCCCTGCAACAGCCTCTGGGACCGCCTGCTCGCCCAGGAGGGCCACGACGTCGCCGCCCCGCTCTGGTCCGCTGCCTGCTCCTACTACGACCACGACTTCGCCAGCGACGACACCGAGGACTGACCACCCGGGCGGCCGGCACACCACCGGCCGCCCGCCGGACCGGTCCGCCAACCGAACGCGCGCGCCACACACACCAACCACGGAGACCAACGCCATGGCCAACCACCCCGACGCCGCCGAACTCCGCGCCGCTGAGAACGAGTTCCGTGCCGCCGTCGACCGCGTCCAGCGCACCCCGCTGCCCGTCCGAGACCCCGCTGACGAGCTGATCACCCCCACGCTCGACGACATGGCCGCCAACCCCGGCGGCACCCAGACCCGGTACTGCGTCACCTACGAGCGTGTCGGCCGTCGCGGAGGCCGTGACGGGTCCGCCCCGCCGGTGCCGCTCACCGTCTGGGCCGTCAGCGCCGATCACCTTGCTGGCCTCATTGCTACGGATGTGCGTCCCTATCTGCTCTCCACCGACATCGAGATCGCCGTCGACCTGGAGGCCGGCCGCGGCACGATCCTCGCCGGCTTCAACAACGGGGGCAGCTTCCGCGTGGCGGCCGTCACGGTCGCCGCTGGCGGCGCCCGGTGATCGCCACCCCGCCCCCGGCCAGCCTCGCCGAGCGCATCGCCCAGGCCATCCGCGACGCCGCCTACGACTGCCCCGGCGACTGCGGCCTCGACGAGCGCGACTGCGACGCCCAGCACCCCATCCAGGTCGCCGCCTGCCACTGGAGCACAGTCGCGTCGGTGTACGGCGACATCGACGCCCTGGCCGCCACCGTGCTCCCGACCGTCGAGGCCGAGGTGGTCGCCCGGGACGCCGAGATCACCCGGCTCCGCGCCGAACTCGCCGACGCCCGCACCCCGACCAGCTGAGAGGCCCGCCACCATGACGCTCACCGTGACCGACTTCTTCTGCGGCGCCGGCGGCTCCAGCCAGGGCATGCACAACATCCCCGGCCTCCAGGTCGCCACCGCCGCCAACCACTGGGACCTCGCCGTCCGCACCCACCAGGAGAACTTCCCCAACGTCCGCCACGACTGCGCCGACATCAGCCAGATCGACTTCCGCCGCTACCCCCGCACCGACCTCCTCTGGGCCAGCCCCGAGTGCACCAACCACTCCGTCGCCAAGGGCGTCAAGCGCGCCAACGACCTGCAGCCCGACCTGTTCGGCGACGTCCTCCCCGAAGAAGCCGCCGTCCGCTCCCGCGCCACCATGTGGGACGTCCCCCGCTACCTCGAAGCCATGTCCCTGCGCGGCCGGCCCGTCCTCGGCGGCGTCGTCGAGAACGTCGTCGACGCCCGCAACTGGGCCCTCTTCGACGCCTGGTGCATGGCCATCCGCGCCCTCGGCTACGACATGCGCCTCGTCTACCTCAACTCCATGCACGCCCGCCCCCGCTTCGGCACCCCCCTCGCCCCCCAGTCCCGCGACCGCATGTACGTCGTCTACTGGCTCAAGGGCAACCGCGCCCCGCAGATCGAGAAGTGGACCCGCCCCGACGCCACCTGCCCCCAGCACGGCCGCGTCCACGCCGTCCAGTCGTGGAAGAACCCCGACCGCGAGTGGGGCCGCTACCGCGCCCAGTACGTCTACCGTTGCCCCGTCCCCGGCTGCTGGACGATCGTCGAGCCGTGGGCCCTGCCGGCCGCGGCCGCCATCGACTGGGACACCCCCGGGCAGCGCATCGGCGACCGCGCCAAGCCCCTCGCCGCCAAGACCCTCGCGCGCATCCGAGCGGGCCTCGCCAAGTACGCCCGGCCCATCACCCTGGAAGCCGCCGGGAACACCTTCGAGCGGCGCCCCGGTGTCCGCACCTGGCCCGTCGACGCCCCCCTCACCACCCAGACCACCAGCATCACGAAGGCCCTCGCCTACGACGCGCTGATGGTTCCCGTCGAAGGCCGGGACGGAAAGCAGGCACTTCCCGCCGGAGAGCCGCTGCGGACCATGACCACCCGCAACGAGACCGGCGTCGCCTGGTTCGAGCCGTTCCTCGCCGAGCTCCGGGGCGGCGGATCCGACCACCGCCCCGCCTCCCACCCCCTCGCCACCGTCTGCGCGTCCGGCAACCACCACGGCCTGGTCTCCCCGCCCATGCTCGTCCCCGCCGGCGGCACCTGGAACGAGGAGGCCCGCCCCATAGACGAGCCGTTCCGGGCCCGCACCACCCGCGAGACCGAGGCGCTCCTGGTCCCGTACTACGGCAACGGCACCGCCCGACCCACCGGCCAGCCCGCCCCGACTGTCACGACCGTGGACCGGCACGCCCTCGTCACGACCGAACTCGACGTCGAGGAGTGCCTGTTCCGGATGCTCGCCCCGGGCGAGATCGGCGCCGCCATGGCGTTCGGCCGCGACTACACGGTCCTCGGCAACAAGCGCGAGCAGGTCCGCCAGTACGGCAACGCCGTCACCCCACCCGCCGCCGAGGTCCTGATGTCCGCCCTCGTCGAAGCGATCACCGGCGAAGACCTCCAGGCCTCCGCGTGAGCGCCGAGACGTACCTCGCCGTCCGCTGCGACCACCGCGACGACACCGGCGAGCGGTGCGACACCGAGTGGGGACACCCCGTCCGCGTCGACACGCACCGGGAACTCCGCCGCCACCTGAAGACCCGCGGCTGGCGCATCGGCCGCCGCCGCGACCTCTGCCCCGACCACGCCGCTGCCTGACCGCTGACGCCCGTCTGCCGCCCGTCACCCCGGGCGGCCAACCCCCAGGAGACCACCGTGACCGACCAGCCCGCCGACCTGCTCACCGCCGCCGCCCAGAAGCTCCGAGACCTCTACGCCGCCGACAAGGTCGCCATCCTCAACCCCGCCGCGATGGAGTACCTGGCCCTGTGGCTGGAGTCGACCGCGTCCGGCATCGACCGCGTCGACTACTGCGGCACCCACGGCGAGAACCACCCCTGCGAGTGCATCGCCGAACCGTGGGCGCTGGCCCGCGCGGTGCTCGGCCAGGACGGCGGCCAGAGGTGAACTCCTGGCACCACGCTCAGTCGTCGGCCCGCAGGTGGGGCGGCACCCCCGAGCTCTACCTCCCCGTCCACGAGTTCATCGACAGCTCGAAGCGGATCATCGGCGACGTCCGCCACCGCTCCCTGTACCACCACACCGAGGGCGTGTGGCTATGCCAGCGCATCTTCGGCGTGACCCTCGACGTCCCCAAGGCCCGCTCCACCAGCCAGGTCCCGGTCCGACTCATCGCCGAGCAGCACGTCCTCGAAGACCTCGGCTGGCTCCCCAGCCCCGCGGACTACATCAACGGCATGCCCGTCCACACCTGGATGTCCGGCAGCCGGCGCAAGACCGTCCCCCTGTCCCACCTGCTCCTCCACACCACCGGAGACACCGAATGACCGAGCGCACGTTCATGGGCATGCCCGTCGAGGGCGACATCACCGAGGGCGCCACGCTCGTCGAGCAGAAGCCCATCGAGGACCTCCAGCCGATCCTCCAAGCCGTGCTCAACGACCCGACCATCACCGAGTTCGGCTGGCGGCAGTACACGCCGTACTTCAACGACGGCGAGCCCTGCACCTTCAGCATTCACGGGGCGTGGGTCCGCACCGTCGCCGATGAGGACACCGACGAGTACGAGCTGGAGATCGGCAGCTGTCACCCCTCGCTCGGTGAGCGGCCCTACCGGCAGAACCCGGACACGAACAAGTGGGAGGCCGGTCCGTACGAGGGCCCGGACAAGGCCCGCTACGACCGGTGCCACGCGCTCAGCTCCGCCGTCGAGGGCGGTGCCTTCGAACGCGTCCTCCTCGAGGCGTTCGGTGACCACGCGGAGGTCACCATCCGTCGGGACGGCATTCAGGTCGACTTCTACGAGCACGACTGATCACGTGACCTTCCCGCTCGCGTGCGCTGCCGGTCTCCTCCTGCTGGCCGGCAGCGCCTGCCTCACCCTCGCCCTCTGCCACGGGGCCAAGCGTGGCGACCAGCCGCCCTGGCCGCCGCCCGACGACCCCGTCCGCCAGCACGCCGAGGCCAGCGGCCTCATCCCCCGCCCCGGAGGCACCACGTGACCACTACCCCCCGCAGCAGCCACCGCGTCCACGGCCCCACCCTCTGGGCCCTGCTCGACACCAAGCGCCGGGCCGAGGGACTCTCCTGGCGCGGCGTCGCCCGCGTCACCGGATGCGCCACCGGCAGCCTGTTCAGCCGCCTCCAGCGCGACGACGTCGGCCTCCACTCCCACGCCCTCGTCAGCCTCCTCGTCTGGCTCGGCCGCGACGAACAGCTCCAGGACCTCATCGTCGACGCCACCCCGACCGAGCCCGAAGGCGGCGGTCTCACCGCGGTCGACCGGCTCGCCGCCGCCCTCGCCGACGCCACCGCCGCCGACGTCCAGCAGGCGTTCCGGCGCATGGGCACCACGATCCACCTCAACGAGGAGCCGCAGCCGTGAGCACCCGCCCCGGCCTCCGCCCCGGCACCCCCCTCAGCCGCGCCGAGACCACCGTCCTCACCCTCGTCGCCGCCGGCCTCACCTACCCCGAGATCGGCAAGCGCCTGTTCATCACCGTCAACACCGTCCGCAGCCACATCGAGAACTGCCGGCTCAAGCTGGGCGCTCGCGACCGTCTCCACGCCGTCGTCCTCGCCCACCGCACCGGCCAGATCGACCTCGGCGGGCCCGCGACCACCGCCGTCGCCCGCACCCGCCAGCTCGCCGCCGACCTGCGCACGTGGATCTCCCCGGACGGCATCACTGCCCACGGCATCGCCGACCAGATCGACGCCGCCCTCGACGGCGTCACCACCAGGAGCGCCGCATGACCAGCCACTACCAGCAGCAACTCGCCCAGCAGTTGCACGCCGCCGAGACCGAGCTCGGTCAGCGTCGCCAGCAAGTCGCCGACCTCACCGAGCAGCGCGACCTCGCTCAAGCCGGTGCCCGCGAGCGCGCCTACCTGCTGGAGCACGCCCGCGACACGCTGGAGCCGTGGGGCGGCCACGGAGATGCCTGGCCGGACATCACACCCGCGATCGAGGCCCTGATCTCGGAGGTCCGCCGGCAGACCGCCCGCGCCGAGCAGGCCGAGGCCCGCATCACCGCCATCCGGGCGGAGTGCGAGCGGCTCGTCGCCGAGGTCTACGGCAGCCACGACGAGGACGACGACGCCACCCGCGAGATCTGCGCCCGCATTACCGCGATCATCAACGGCGGCCAGCCCTGCACCTGCCGCCCCCTCAACGGCTGCGACTGCGCCCCGCTGGTCAACGCCGAGACCGTCCGTGGCGGACGGCGTCTTCGCGCAACCCCCGAGGCCCGGCCGTGACCTGCCCCGACGACGAATGGGCACCCGACGACGAGTGGGACCCGGCCCTCCTGTTCACCGACAGCGAGGACTGGCCCCTCGACCCACCACCCCGCCCCACCGTCGACGTGATCACCGACCTCGCCCACTACCAGCCACAGGAGATCTCATGATCGCCATCGGAGCTCTGCTGTTCTCCATCCTCTGCCTGATCGCCGTCATCCGCCTCGTTCGCGAAACGGCCCGCCTCACCCGCCAGGCCGAGGACAACTGGCGGCAGGTCGCCGAGAACTACGAGCAGGCCGCCCAGAACTGGGCCCGAGCCGCCGAACTGCAGCGCCAAGCCCGCGCCGCCCGCCGCCACTGACCCCGAGCACGACGAAGGGGCGCCCCTCAGCCAGTCAAGCCAGGGCGCCCCACGCGGTCCGATCACCATACCGCCCGCGCACCACAGGAGACCGGACATGCTCCCCACCCCGCACCTCGACCGCCTCCGCACCCAGCTCCGGCAGATGCCCGAGCTGATCACGCTCGCGCACCTGGCCCTCCTCCCCGGCTCCGGTCGGCGCGGGGCCCGCGTCTCCGGCGCCACCCGCACCGCACCCCTCCCGTGCAGGATCGACGTGCTGTCCGCGATCGGGCCGACCTCGGCCGCCGCGGTCACCGACCCGTACGGCGACCAGGCCGTCGAGCCCGGGCTCGGCATCCTCGCCGGCTGGGCCCAGGTGGTACTCGACGACCGCCGCCGCGCCAACGACTGGAGCGCGTGGGCCCGCCCGCACGGCCGCGCGACCGAGCGCACCGTCAGCGTCGCCATCAAGGTCCTGCTGCTGCACCTCGACTGGTCGGCCGACCGGCCGTACGCCCGCGACCTCGCCGAGGAGATCGGCCAGTTGCACGCCCACCTCAACCGGATCACCGGGCAGCCGTTCGCTGGGCTCGCGCGCCGGCAGCCCTGCCCCCGCTGCCACCTCCTCACCGTGGCGGTCCGTCCGGATGGCATGCGCGAGTGCAGCTCGCCGGACTGCTGGGCCGTCCTCAGCGAGCAGGAGTACGCCGACCGGGCCGAGCAGGCGCTCGCCGAGCTCGCCGCGGCCTGATGCGCCGGTGATGCGCGGCGGATGCGCCGCAGGTCACAGGCACAGCAACGGCCCCACCCGAACACCCGGGTGGGGCCGCGATGCGTGGGGATGCGTCAGGGTTGCGGCGGTTCACTCGGGGGCTCGACGGTCTTCTTCGGCCGGCTCTTCCCGGACCCGGAGTAGCCCTTCGCGATGTCCTGGACGGTGGAGAAGTTCAGCCCCAGGTCAGCGCCCACCGAGCGCAACGATGCTCCATCGCGGGACAGGAGTTCCCCAACCGCCTTCTGCCGAAGCTCCCGCAGTTTTTTGTTGCGGTCGGGGAGTGCTTTGAGCACCTCGCCCACGGCGAGCGCTCTCTCTCGGGGATCGGCAATCCCTTCGAGCGCATCGATGGCTTCGAACACTCGTCGCGCCTCCTCGGTCATCTTGGCCCTTCCTGTGGGCGGGCCCGCTTCACAAGTGTAGGGGGATCCCCTACAGTGATGGAAGGCAGCCCGCGCTGCTGAACGCAAAGGCCCCGGCCGGCGCTTGCGACGCCACATGGCCGGGGCCAGTCCCACCCTCCACCGCAAAGCCGAGGACAGGACCATGCAGCAGACTACCCACACCCTCGCCACCATCACCCTCCTCGGGGCCACCCTCGCCCTCGCGCCGATCGACCCGGCCGCCATCCGAGCCGCCCGCCGAGACCTCGACCCGAGCGCCCCGTACGAGCAGGACCCCGCCGTGGCCGCCGACCTCGCCACGATCCAGCGCATCACCGCCTTGTTGACCACCTGGCAGCACCACGACACCGCCGACCTGGAGTGGCGGACGCGCCAGATCGATGCCGCCGAAGACCGGCTCCTCACCGCCCACGGCCACCTCGTCCCCACCAGCGAGCAGCGCTACCAGCGCCGCACCCAGGCCCGCATCGCCGCCGAGGCCATCCAGGCCGCCGCCGACCTGGCGCACCCGGCCGCCGCCTGCTCCCGGTGTACCGGCTGGATGGACTGCCCCGACGCCGACCGCGCCTACCGCGGCGCGCTTCACGCCGACTGGGTCGACCGCTGGACCCTCACCAACTGACCCGCGCCCAGCCGACTACTTCCCCGGAGCACACCCCCCATGACCACCACCCCGCCCGACCCCGAGCAGGCCTTCGGCCGCCGCGCCGCCATGACGCTCGTCCGCACCGCCGCGGCCTGCATGGCCGGCTGGTCCCTCTACGTCGTCGCCAGGCACTACCAGGTCCCGCACCTCCTCGCCGCCGGGGCCGGCCTCGTCTTCGACGGCGTCGCCTACCTCGCCCTGCGCATGGCCACCGACGCCATGCGCGCCGGCCGCTCCGCCGCCGCACCCATCAGCGCCACCCTCGGCATGGCCGCCACCAGCGTCTACCTCAACCTGGTGCACGCCCGCTTCACCGGCGGCGGTCGCCCCGCCGAGGTCCTCTACGCCTCCCCGGCCGTGGCACTCCTCCTCGTGTCCGTCCTCTCCTGGGCCGCCGAACGCGCCGCCGCGCGAGCGGACCGCGGCGAGAGCCCGATGCGCATGCCCGCCTACGGGGTGCTTGGCTGGCTGCTCGCCCGACGGCAGGCCTACGGCGCGCTCAAGGCCAAGGCCGAAGCCCATGTGACCAGCGGCGCATCCGTGCCGCATCAGCCCGCCGCACCCGTCGGCCGCCGCGACCACCGCGCGCTCCTCCGCGAGCGGTTCGCCGCCATGGACCCCGCCGAGGCCGTCGAGATCGCCGCCTCCAGCCACCCCGGCATGGCCCCCGCCGAACTCGCCGAGATGCTCGCCACCTACGGCATCACCGTCAGCCCCCTCGACGTCGCTCTGATCCTCGGCGAGGCCGCCGTCCCCACCGTCACCCTCGACCGCGTCCCGCAGCCCGCCGCCACCCCGGCGCCCGCCATCGGTGCCCAGATGCACCCGGATGCGGCACCGAATGCGCCGCAGGTCGACGGCCTGTCGAAGGCCGACGCGATCGCCGCGATGGCCCGCCACCTCGGCGGCCTCAACACCCCCGCCGAGGCCATCGCCACCGCACTCGCGCAGCAGGGCCGGCCCACCGACACCGCCTACATCCGGCACCGCCTGTCCAAGGCCCGCCGGGCCGCAGCCAAGGCCACTCAGCAACAGGCCGAGAAGGCCGCCAGGAGTGCTGGCACCGGCTTCTACCCGTGACTGCGACGGCCCCGCCGCGGGCGCTCCCCGCCGAGCCTGCGGCCCGCCTCACCCCCGAGACCACTCTGACCAGCACTGGAGACAGCCATGGGCCTCTGGTCCAAGCTCACCAACCCGCCCGACCGCCACCCCGCCCGAACGCCGGCCGAGCGCCGCCGCCGCAACGACGAGATCCGCCGCATCGACAAGGGCACCGCCTCCTGGCTCCGCCGCGGCGGCACCGGCCCCCGGAAGGACCGCTGACATGCACCTCGACTTCGCCGCCCTGCGGCCCGCCTACAACGGCACCGCCATCGCCGCCGGAGCCCTCGCCGCCCCCCACTGGGCGGCCGTCCTCACCGACATCGCCCACACCGGCGACGGCACCGGCCCCCTCGGCGCCACCGTCATCGCCGCCGGCCTCGCCCTCGCCGCCGACCGAGCCCGCCCCGGCCTGTGGCTGCCCCGCGCCGCACTCGCCACCACCCTCATCGCCCCTGCCCTCAGCCTGCCCGCCGCCCGGCCCGTCCTGGCCTTCCTCACCGGAGTCACCCTGTGACCGTCACCGTCGGCCTCGGCGCCCTCCTCGTCGGCCTCGCCCTCATGCTCCGCCAATTCCTGCCCGCCACCTGGGCCATCGTCATGAAAAAGGGAGGCGGCGGAGGCGGCACCGCCACCGCCACCAAGCTCGACTGGCGCGAGCACGCGCCCTACGTGATCGGCTTCTGCATCGGAGCCCTCGCCATCTCCCTGCCCGGCGGCATCATCCGCACCATCGCCGCCAAGGTCCTCGGCATCAGCAACGGCGTCGGAGGCAAGATCGTCTCCGGTGGTGCTGGCGGCGCGGGCCACGACGTCCAGCACACGGTCGGAAAGAGCATGACCGCCACCGGCGCCCTCGTCACCGTCCTGCTGATCGTCGCCCTGTTCGTCCTGCGCAAGGCCCTCGACAAGGCCGCCCGCAAGCAGCTCATGTACGGCGCCCTCGCCGGCATCACCCTCGGCCTGTCCGCCGGCGCCTCCGGCCTCACCGACAGCGTCCTGATCCCCGGCGTCAACCAGATCGGCGCGGCCATCGGCGGCAAGGCATGAAGCCCGGCTGGCGGATCCGCAGGCTCAGCGCCGGATCCGCCGCCACCGCCCGACGGATGGGCCGAGGGTTCGTCCCCCTCGACGAGGACGGCGAGGTCCGCCTGATCGCCACCGCCGTCCGGTGCGGCGCTGGCCTGTGGGCCGGCAACGGTCTCCTGACCCTCGCCCACCAGAGCCCGGCGGTCACGCTCGGGGGCACCGGCCTCTGGGCAGTGGCCGCCTGGCGGGCAGGCGCCCGGGACCGCGCCACCACACAGCCCGGCGCCGCCCCCGAGACGGCCACCTCGGCCGACCCGACTGGCGAGTTCCTGGCACTGCTGCACGAGCTCATGCCCAACCCCGGCGACCGTCTCCACCTCGCCCAGCTCGCCCAGCACATCCACGGCGACGAGACCGCGACCGGGTGCATCCGCGAACAGTGCGCCGCCGCCCGGATCCCCATCACCACCGTCCGTGTCCGGGGCCGGGGTTCCAGCACGGGCATCTACGCCCGCGACCTGCCTCCGCTCCGGAGCCCCTCCCCTGCCCCTTCCGGGCGCCCCCTTCCGGGTGTTGTTGTCGCAGGTCAACACGGCCAACAACAACAGCAACAACAGTCGGCGGCCGCCGCCCGAGAGGGGTTCTTGATCAAGCCCGACCCCGCCAGACCCCACCACTCCATCGTCGAATGGGAGAACGCATCGTGACCATCGACCAGCAGCTCGCCGCCGCCGAGGGCGAGATCACCGAGCTCCAGATCGCCTTTGTCGACTGCGCGGACGACCCCGAGAAGCGCCGCCGGCTCGCCGACAAGCTCAAGGCCGCCCGCACCCGCGTCGCTGACCTGTATCTGCTGCAGGCCGCCCAGCCCGCCGCCTGACCCACCACCACGAGAGGACCACCGCCATGACCACCGACCAGGCCGCCGCCCGCGACGCCATGATCGCCACGCTCCGGGAGGCGTTCGCCTTCACCGAGACCACCGCAGCGCACCTCGTCGATGTCGCCCTCGACGCCGAACGGAACAACCTGCCGACCTGGCCCACGATCTGCGACGCCGTCGCTCAGGCCGCCGACCGCGGCGAGGCCTGGGCCAACGAGGCCCTTGGCCTTAGCACCGCATGACCTCGCCCCGGGGTGGCCGTTCAAGCCTGGCAGCCGCCGGCCACCCCGGGCCCTCCACCACCGCACAGCAGCAGAGGAGACGCCCATCATGGCCTACGCCAACGGCAACACGCCGGCCGACCCGCAGCCGCCCGCCGAGCCTCGCGTCGTGGAGCGCGGCACGGGGGTCAGCGTCGTCTGGCCCCAGCCCACCCCGCAGCCCACCGAACCGCGCCACTGACCGACGGCGATGCTGCTTGCGGAGTGATCGCCTCCCGTCGTAACCTGCGTTGCAGCAGGTAGCCCCTGCCCGCAAACACCCCGAAGGCCCCGCAGCCGAGCAGTAGCCGCGGGGCCTTCGTGCTGCCCGGGGAGGTCCACGGTGGTCGTCTACCCGAACCCCCCGCTGCACCAGATCAACCCGGCCGACCTCGCCGACCGGGCTGGCACCGCCGCCGCGTTCGGAGTCTCGGAGTCCGCGATCAAGCGGTGGACCATGCTCGGACTGATCGAGGCACTGCCGATCCCCGGTGGCCCGCACCTCTACCACCTACCCACCGCGGCCCGCGCCGAGATGCACACCTGGCAGCACGGCGCCGACCGGCCCGCCCGCGGCGGACGGCGAGCCGGCTGGCACCCCGGACAAGCCGCAGCCTGAGGAGGCGCTGGTGGACGACTACATCGGACTGCGGGTCAGCCTGCCCGGCGACCCCCGAGGCATCGAAGCCGCCACCGGCCACCCCGTCGGCTCCCCCCGCGGAACGGCCGACCTTGCCATCGCCTACCTCCCGCACTCCTGCGACGAGTGGGTCATCGGCGAAGGCAGCCCGGCCGAGGTGATCACGAGCCTGCGGCTCCTGCGCGACGAGATCGACCACGCCATCACCCTGCTGACCAGCGACGGAGCCCAGTGACCGACACCCCGTACAGCCCCGACACCGCCTGCGCCCTCGCCATCGGCGCCACCTCGGCCGGCTGGATCGAGCAGAACGGCGTCACCTGGGACGGCGACCTCGCCACCTACAACCTCCGCGCGACCGAGCAGCGCAACGCCGTGTTCTTCGCCGACCTGCGGGACAACCTCGCCGCCCTCCGTGCCACCCTCACCCCGCCCACCACCACCGTGCGGATCATGGCCGTCGGCGACAGCATCACCGTCGGCACCGGCAGCACCGGCCCCGGCGGACAACTCGACCCCTGGGGCAACGGCAACGGCCCCGGCTGGAAGGCCTGGCTGGTCGATCTCCTAGCCCGCCGCCGCATCGCCACCCAGCTGACCGTCGTCGCCCAGGGCGGACAGACACTGCGGACCATGACCCCGCCCACGCTCGCCGCCCTGCCGACCGCCCGCCCGGACATCGTGCTCATCCACCTCGGCACCAACGACATCGGCACCGACACCGGCGACTGGCAGACCAGGTACGGGCAGCTCATCGACCAGATCCTCGCCAGCAGCCCGACCGTCCGCGTCGCCTGCGGCCACATCGCCCACTACCGACGCCCCAACCTCGACGCCGGCGTCGACACCATCAACGGATGGATCGACGCCGCCGTCCAAGCCCGGCAGTCCACCGGCCGCGTCATCACCGCCGACACCGGCGTCATCACCCAGCACTGGACCGCCGACGGCACCCACCCCCTCGACGCCGCCCACCTCACCATGGCCCAGCAGTGGCACACCGCGATCGGGCCCTGGCTGCCCCAGTAGCAGCACCGCGGGAGGTGACGTGCCGCCCGCAAAGCGCCGCCCCACCCAGGCCGAGCAGGACGCCCTGCGCGGCGAGATTCTCCGCCTCCACGCTGACGGCGTGTCCCGCAACGAGATCATGCGCCGAACCGGGGCGTCGGCCCGGATGGTCTCCGGCACCGTCGCCGACGCCGGCGCCACCTTCGCCCGCGCCCCCGAAGTCCAGGCCGCCACGACCGCGCGCCGCATCGACCTCGACGCCCGCCGCATCGACCTCGCCCACCGGCTCCATGTCTCGGCCGAGAAGCTCGTCGACCAGATGTGGCAGCCTGGCGTGATCTACAACTTCGGCGGCAAGGACAATACCTACGAGGAACACCACGTCAGCGAACCGCCAGCCAGCGATAAGCGTTCGCTGATGTCGACCGCAGGCATGGCCATCGACCGATCCCTGAAGCTCGTCCCGCCGCGCACCGACGACGGCGCCGACTCCGCCCGCTCCATGCTCGGCAAGATCATGACCGGTCTGGCCGAGGTCTGGAACGAGCAGCAGCAGGGGGAGGCCAGCGAGGGGGCGGGTGATGCTCCATGACCTCGACGTCGCCCGCCTTTTCGGCCTCGGCCGCAAACAGGTCGACTTCCTCGTCAACAGCAACGCCTTCGTCAACCTCGCCGAGGGCAGCATCCGCAGCGGCAAGACGGTCGTCTCCCTGCTGCGCTGGCTGATCTACGTCGCTACCGCACCCCGCGGCGGAGAACTCGTCGTGGTCGGCCGGACCCGGGACTCGCTGAACCGCAACGTGTTCGGGCCGCTCATGGACCCGGACATCATGGGCCCGCTCGCGCAGTTCACCAGGTACACCAACGGCGCCAGCACAGCAACGATCCTTGGCCGTACGATCCATGTGCTCGGCGCGTCCGACGCCAAGGCGGAGAAAGTCCTGCGCGGGCTCACCTGCGCGGGCGCCTACGTCGACGAACTCACCGTGATCAGCGAGGATTTCTTCCAGCAGCTCCTCGGCCGCTGCTCGGTCGAGGCCTCCCAGATCTTCTGCACGACCAACCCCGACAGCCCGGCCCACTGGGTGCGGCGCCGCTTCCTCGACCGGATCGGCCAGCTCACCGACTGGCGCGTCTGGCACTTCCAGCTCGACGACAACCCGGCCCTGGCCGAGTCCGTCAAGGAGCGGTACCGGCGCACCTACACCGGGCTCTGGTACAGGCGGTTCATCCTCGGCGAGTGGGTCGCCGCCGAGGGCGCGATCTTCGACATGTGGGACCCGGCCCGGCACGTCGTCCCCTGGCGCCAGATGCCCGCCATGCAGCGGGTTCTGGCGCTCGGCGTCGACTACGGCACCACCAACCCCAGCACCGGGCTGATGCTCGGCCTCGGCACCGACCGGCGCCTGTACCTGATGGACGAGTGGCGCCACGACCCCCAGCACTCCCAGCACCGGCTCACCGACGGGCAGCTGTCGGCCTCGATGCGGGACTGGCTGCACACCACCGCCCACGCCCCCCACTCCTCGGCCCAGCTCCCGGAATGGGTGGTCGTCGACCCGGCCGCCGCGTCCTTTCGGGTCCAGCTTCACCAGGACGGACTGACCGCTCAGGAAGCCGACAACGACGTGAGCCGCGGCATCAGCCTGCTGGCCACTCTCCTTGCTCAGGGTCAGCTGTTGGTGAGTGACCGCTGCCAGGGCTTCATCAACGAGGCGCCCGGCTACTCCTGGGACCCGAAGGCGACCGAGGACGGCAAGGATCGACCGATCAAGGTCGCCGACCACAGTCTGGACGGCGGCCGATACGCCGTCGTCACGACCGAGGCGCTGTGGCGCCCCCACCTCATCAGCCCGCTGGAGATGGCGGCGTGACCACGAAGGGCGGTGACCTCGTGCCCCTGCCCACCGACCCCGCCACCTGCTGGCCGCCGAAGGCGATGCAGCCCGCGTTCAAGGCGATCGATGCCTGGGACACCTGGTGGGGCGGCGACCCCGACCGACTCACCCAGCTCTACGGCGGTGGCGGCGTGTTCGGCGCGCCCGACCCGAAGACGAGCCAGTACCGGGGCGGCGTCGTCGGCCGCATCTCCCGCTGGTGGTGGGGCACCCCGCCAGCCCCGGGCGAACTCCGCTCCCACACCCACATCCCGGTCGCGGGCGACATCTGCTCGGCCTCCTCGAACCTGCTGTTCTCCGAGCCACCGCGGATCAGCGTCACCGACTCGGAGCCCACCCAGCGGCGGATCGACGCGGTCGTCGGTGACCGCTTCCACTCGACACTCCTGCGCGCGGCCGAGGTGGCTGCCGCGCTGGGCGGGGTGTACCTGCGGCCGGTCGCGGACATCACGGTGGCCGACGAGCCGTGGCTCGACATCGTCCACGCGGACCGGGCCGTCCCGGAGTTTACGTGGGGCAGGCTGTCCGCCGTCACGTTCTGGCGGGTCGTCGCCGAGCAGGACGGACAGGTCTGGCGGCACCTGGAGCGCCACGAGCCCGGCGCCACCCTGCACGGCCTCTACCAGGGCACGAAGGTCAAGCTCGGCCGCCCCGTGCCACTGGAGGACGCGGCCGCCACCGCCCCGCTCGCCGCACGAGTCAACGACCAGGGCGCGATCCCCAGCATCTACCCACGGCTCGACGTCGCCTACATCCCGAACCAACCCACCCGCAGATGGCGATCCCTGCCGCTGCTGTCCAACCTCGGCCGCTCCGACCTCGACGGCGTCGAGAACCTCATGGACGATCTCGACCAGGCCCACGCTTCGTGGATGCGGGACCTGCGCCTGGCCAAGGCCCGCGCCGTCGTACCGAACGCCATGCTGCAATCCGCCGGCGTCGGCCGGGGGGCGACCTGGTCCGCGGATCAGGAGGTTTATGCCGGGCTCGACATGCTGACCAAGCCCGGCGAGTCGCCCCTGACATTGGTGCAGTTCGACATCCGCGTGCAGGAGCACAAGGACACCTGCAACGAGCTGGTCAAGCGGATCGTCTCTTCGGCCGGTTACTCGGAGCAGACGTTCGGTGGCGAGGGCGAGGTCGCGGTCACCGCGACCGAGGTCACCGCCAAGGGGCAGCGCTCCATGACCACCCGCGGCAACAAGATCCTCGCCTGGCGGCCGGGCCTCGCCGACGTCGTCCAGGCGCTCTTGGCGCTGGATGCGGAAATCTACCGGTCCGGCGCGGACTGGCGCCAGCGCCCCGCCGTCGAATTCCAGGACGGCGTCCAGGAGGACGCCCTCTCCCTGGCCAACACGGTGGAGACCCTGACCCGCGCGCAGGCCGCGAGCACCGAAACCAAGGTCCGCATCATGCACCCCGACTGGGAGGACACCCGGGTCAAGGCCGAGGTCGCCGCGATCCAGGCCGAGACAGGGCAGGCCGTCCCCGACCCGATGCAGACCGGCCTCGTGCCGTAGGAGGTGGGCGGTGCCCGTCTCCCCGGACATGGCCGAGGACCTCGCCCGCACGGTCGGGGCTTTGTACGAACAGGCCGAGATCGCCCTGCTGGAGCGGCTCCGGGCCGCACTGGCCGCGGGCATCGACGCCCCCTGGTGGGTCGAGAACAAGCTCGCAGCCCTCGGGGACTACCAGCAGGGCGTCCGGGACCTCCTCGCCGGCCTCCAGGCCGATGCCGACGGGGCCCTGCGCGAGGCGATCACGGCCGCGTACGAGCGCGGCCAGCAAGCGGCGGTCGCCGAACTCGGGGCCCTGCCCACGGGGCAGGCGCTCGCCGCGGCGGAGGCGATCCCCGGAGCCCCGGTCGTCGACCGTCTTGCGGCAGCGGTGATCGCCGACACCGGCCCCGTCTACCAGCGGATCCTGCGGGTCAGCACGGACGTGTACCGGCAGACCGTCACCGAGGCCGCCGCGACGGCGATCACCGGCGCGGAGACCCGCCGGCAGGCGGCCGCCCGCGCGCTCGCCCGCTTCGCCGGCAAGGGCGTGACCGGGTTCGTCGACAAGGCCGGCCGCGGCTGGGACATGACGTCCTACGCGGAGATGGCTACCCGTTCCGCCGTCGGCAGGGCCGCCGTCCAGGCGCACACCGACCGGCTGCAGGCTGCGGGCCTGGACCTGGTCGTGGTCTCGGACAGCCCGGAGGAGTGCCCGCTCTGCCGGCCGTGGGAGCGCAAGGTCCTCTCCATCGGCGGGGGTGGTGCGCGCACAGTCGAGCTGCCGCACGCCACCAACGACGGTGAGACCGTCACCGTGCACGTCGCCGGGTCTCTGGCGGACGCGCGCGCCGCCGGCCTGCAGCACCCGAACTGCCGCCACCGCGTGTCCGCCTACCTGCCCGGGGTGACCCGGCGCCCGCCCGTCCAGGAGGACCGGGCGAGCTACGAGCAGACCCAGCAGCAGCGCTACCTGGAGCGGCAGATCCGCACCTGGAAGCGCCGGGCCGCGGCCGCCATGGACGACGGCCAGCGCCAGGCCGCCGAGGCCAGGGTCCGCGGCTACCAGGCGCGCGTACGCGAGCTCCTCGCCGAGACCGACCTACCGCGCAAGAGCCACCGCGAACAGCTGGGCACCGCCCGCTGAAGACTTCCGGCCGCCTGGTGCGACCGGGTGAACCACCGGCCCGCCAGGCGCGGGCCCCGACGCGCCCCAGGAGGGCACGATGCGACGCTCCACCCTCGCCCACGGCAGGTCCGGCTGGGCTCACCCGTACGGCCACGGCCCTTTCTCCCCGTTCCTCTACGCGGACGGAGGGGACGGCGGCGACTCCGGATCCACCGACGGCGACAGCGGCGGTGACGAGGGGGCGGCCGAAAGCGGCACCGGGGAGGAGGCCGCGAAGGACGACGACGGCGAGCAGGTCAAGGAGAAGCCGAAGCCGGCCCCGCCGAAGGGCGGCCCCGACCAGTCGGCCGAGGTGGCCCGGCTCACCAAGGAGCTCGCCGACGCCCGCAAGGAGGCCGGGAAGGAGCGCACTGCCGCGAAGGAGGGCGCCGCCCAGGAGGCGCGCAATGCCCTCGTGAAGGACCTCGGCAAGGTCCTCGGCCTGATCAAGGACGAGAAGGACACGCCGCCCGACCCGGCCAAGCTGACCGCGGAGATCGAGCGGGCGACCGCCGCCCACCGGGACACCGCCGTCGAGCTCGCGGTGTGGAAGGGCGCGGCCCAGGCCGGAGCCGACCCGGGCGCCCTCACCGACAGCCGGGCCTTCATGACCAGCCTCGGCAAGCTCGACCCCTCCGCGGAGGACTTCGGGAAGAAGGTCGCGGCCGCGATCGAGAAGGCCGTCACCGACAACCCGAAGCTCGCCGCCACGCCCGCCAAGTCCGACTCCGGCAGCACCGACTTCAGCGGCTCCACCGGCGACAAGGCCGACGGCCCGCAGACCATCGACGACATCCGGGCCGAGCGCCGCAAGCGCCGCGCCGGGTAAGGAGACACAGACCTCATGGCCAACACGTTCCTGACCGCGCAGCAGATCGCGCAGCAGGCCCTCGCCAACCTCTACGAGTCCACCGTCATGGCGTCGCTCGTGCACCGCGACTACGAGCCCGAGTTCGGCCGCAAGACCGGTGACGCGATCACGATCCGCAAGCCGGCGGTGTTCACCGCGAACGAGTACTCGCGGGCCGCCGGGATCACCGTGCAGGACGCGACCGAGACGTCGATCAACATGACCCTCAACCACTTCGCGGACGTGTCCTTCGCCGTGACCACCGAGGACATGACGCTCAAGATCCAGGACTTCGACGCCCAGCTCCTCACCCCGGCAATGGAGGCCATCGCCCAGAAGATCGACATCGACCTTCTGGCCCTGCGCAACGACATCACCGCCGAGGTCGGCCACGCCACCCCGAATGCCGCAGGCGAGGACTACACCGGCTACGCGGGCGACTACCCGTACAGCGACTCGCGGGTGCTGATCCAGGCCGGCACGGTCCTCGACCTCGCCAAGGTCCCCACCACCGAGCGCCGGATCGTCATGGGCCCGACCACCAAGGGCCGCTGGACCGCGGAGAAGGTGTGGCGCTCTGCGGAGAAGCGGGGCTCGACCGAGGGCCTGCTGGAGGCCTCGCTCGGCGGCCGGGTGTCCGGCTTCGACCCGTACTGGACGCAGCACGTCGGCCAGCCCGGTGCCCCGGCGAGCGGCCAGCCGACGACCGAGGAGAACGTGGCGTTCCACCGCACCGCGTTCGCGCTCGCGTTCCGGCCGCTGGAGCTGCCGCAGGGCGCCCTGGACGCCGCGATCATGAACTACAAGGGCTTCGCGCTCCGTGTCATCCGCGACTACGACATGGACAAGAAGCAGATGGTCGTCTCCGTCGACTGCCTGTACGGCACCAAGACCCTCGACCCGAACCGCGCCGTCCTCATCAAGGGCGCCGACACCCCGTGACCCCCGCGCCCGCCCCGCGCACGAGGGTGGGCCCGTACTCCTGAGAGAGGCACCCCATGGGCTACAAGACCCATTCCGTCGACGGCAGGATGGGCGAGGTCACCCTGGCCGGCGCCCGCACCTACTCGAAGTCGGTGCGCGTCGCGTCCGGTACGGCAGGCACCTACCAGCTCGTCAAGGTCCCGGCGGACGCCGCGATCATCGCCGTCCGTGCGTTCCGCGCTGGCGGTACCGGCGGCACCGTGCAGGTCAAGAAGGGCGCCAACGACGTCCTCGCGGCCGCGCTGACCACCAGCACCGACGCCTGGGCGGGCAGCACCACCGTCCAGAACGCCGCGTGCGTCGCGGGCGACAACATCAGCGTGGTGCTCGCCGCCCCGGCTGGCTCGCCCACCGAGATCCTCGTCCAGGTGGACTTCAGGACGGCGGTCCAGGCGTGAGCGGATACGCGTACTGGAACCAGAACACCGGGCAGATCGTGCGCTCCGAGACGCCGAACCCCCGGCTGGAGCGCCTGGCTGTATGGCACCCGATCGACCCGGCGGTGCGCGACGAGGACGCGCCCGCGCCGCCGCTCGACGGTGTCCTGCGGCCGGCCGTGCTGCCCCCGATCCCGCCGCCCCCCACGGTCGAGGGCCCTGTCGAGCGGGTCCCCGAGGAGGACGTGCTGCCCGCCCCGGACGACAACACCCTCAAGGTGAAGGCTCCGGCCCGGTCCGCGAGCAAGGCCGACTGGCTCGCGTTCGCGGTCGAGCACCGCGAGGCCGACCCCGAGCAGGCCGAGAAGCTGACCCGCGACCAGCTCGCGGAGGAGTACGGAGACACCGATGGCCAGGACTGACCTGCCCGCCGCACAGGCCCTCAGCGCCGCCTCCCCCCTCGCCGCGGTCACCATGACCGCGGTCGACGCGGCCAACGGCAACCAGTGGGTCTTCAAGGGCGACCAGATCTGCCTGATCCGCAATGCCTCCGGCGCGTCGATCACGGTCACGGTGAAGAGCGGCACCACGATCGACGGCTTGGCCGTCCCGGACCGGGCCATCACCGTCGCCGCCGGCGCGACGGCCGCGATCCTGGAGGCCAGCGTCGCCCGCCAGCCCGCCAACGGGAAGATCTACATCGACTTCTCCTCGGGCACCACAGTCACCGCCGGCCTGATCGACCCCGTGTAGGAGGCTGTCGTGGCCCGCGTCTACGCCACCACCAGCGACTACCAGACCATCACCGGGCAGGCACCTGACGCCGACACCGAGCGGCTGCTGGCCGACGCCTCGGAGATGCTCGACTCCCATATCCTGCGGGTGGCCTGCTACCAGGTCGACGACACGGGCATGCCGACCGATTCGGTCGTCATCGAGTCGTTCCGGCGGGCCGCCTGCCGCCAGGTGGCCTGGTGGGGGCAGGTAGGTGACTCCACCGGGGCCACCGGGGCAGGCTGGGGCTCCGTGTCGATCGGCTCGGTGTCCCTGGGCCGCGGCTCGGGTTCGACCGGCGCTCCGGACGGTTCCGACTCGCCCGCGCGGCAGATCGCCCCGCAGGCGATGGACGCGCTGCGGGACCCGGCCCTCACCAGCGACCGATTCCGGCTCGGCGCGGTGTGGACGCCGTGACCGGGCTGCCCGCACTGGTGCTCCAGCACACGATCACCGTCGAGCCGTACGAGGGGACCGGCGCCTACGGGCACGCCTACGGCCAGCCCACCGCGGTTCGGTGCTTCCTCGACGAGCAGACCCGCACCGTCCGCTCGGCGGCCGGCGACCAGACCACCAGCAGCGGCACCGCCTACGCGCCGCTCGCCACCGTGGCGCCGCCGCTGTCGCGGGTGACGTTGCCGGACGGGCGGACCACCGTCGTCATCCAGGCCCTGCGTCGGGACGGTGGCCACCTGCCGGTGCCCTCCCACCTGGAGATCCAACTCGAATAGGGGATGCTGCTGTGGCCGGACGCGTTCGCCTCGCGCTCAACCTCGACCAGGTCCGCGGCGAGTTCCGGGCGGCCGCCGCCCAGGGACTCATGGACGGCATGGAGCACGTCCTCGGTGCGTCCACCGCCCTGGTGCCGCTGGACGAGGGCCCCCTGCAGCATTCCGGAACCGCCTCGGTCGCCCCCGTCGCGCTCCGCGGCGCGGTCTCCTACGACACCCCGTACGCGGTCCGCCAGCACGAGGACATGACGCTGCGGCACGCGTCCGGCAGGCAAGCCAAGTACCTGGAGCAGCCCCTCAACAGCGAGTCGGCCACGGTGTGGGCGCTGGTGGCGGCCAGGATCCGGCGGGGGCTGCGCTCGTGACCGGCCCCCCGCCATCCGTCCCCACGCTCCTCGTGCAGGGCCTCGCCGAGATGATCGCCCAGGCCGGTCTCGGTGCGTGGAAGCCCACCGGCACCTACACCAGCGGCGAGACCGGGATCACGGTGGCGATGATGCCACCCGACCCGGACCGGGCGATCTGCCTCACCCCGTACCCGGTCACCGACGGGCCGACCACCGAGGGCGTCACCGGGGTGCAGATCCGCATGCGGGCGGGCCGTGACCCGCGCGCGGTCACCGACCTCGCGGACGGCGTGTTCGGCCTGCTTCACAACCTGCGCCACGCGGTCGTCGGCGGCATCCCGTGTCCGCTGATCTGGCGCAACTCCCAGGCGTGGATCGGCGCCGACAGCCGGGACCGCATGGAGCTCGTCGCGAACTACTACCTGAACGTCTCGCGCCCGGCGGGCGCGAACCTCGACCCCTAGGAGGGACCGTGTCCGTCGACACGACCGCGCTCGCCCGCCGCTGGCGGCTGGAGATCAACGCCGGGACGGACGTCGCCCCGGACTGGCAGCAGGTCATCGCCGTCAGCGAGTTCACCCCGAAGATGCCGCCCAACTTCGAGGAGGACAGCACCTACGACTCGGGCGGGTGGAAGGGCAACACCAAGACCGGCCAGGAGTGGTCCGTGGAGACCACGATCAGCCGCAAGATCGACGACCAGGCCAAGGTCTACCACCCCACCCACGAGCAGCTGCGGTTGGCCGCGTTCGCGTCCGGCTCCGCCTCCAAGGTCGGTGTCCGCTGGATGGACCGCAACGGCCTGCCCGAGGCGTACTCCGGTAAGGCCCTGGTCACGTGGGAGCCGCAGGGCGGTGCCTACACCGACCTCGACACCGTCAAGGTCACCCTCACCGGGGACGGCGCGCTGACCCCGATCACGAACCCGCTCGCCTGATGGCCAAGCAGTTCGCCGCGCTGGACGCGGTCCTCGACGACGCCATCGAACTCCCCGCCGGCCCGAACGGCGAGATCTACCGCATCGAGGGCCCGTCCGCCGAGGACGGCCTGCGAATCGAACGCATCACGACCCTCGCCACCCGGCTCGCCGCCGGCGGCGAGGTCAAGGACAAGGAAGTCCTCGACGACGATGCGGAGCTCGACCTCTACCGGGCAGCCCTCGGCGCCTCTTACGACCAGCTGCTCGTCGACCTGTCATGGCCGCGCTTCAAGCATGTCGCGATGACCGTGGTGTTCTGGATCGCCGCCGACCTGGACACCGCCGAGCGCTACTGGGCGTCGGGTGGCGACCCTTCTCGCGCAGCCCCGAACCGGGCGACCCGTCGCGCTGGCACCCGGTCCTCGGGTACGGCTGCGGCGAAGTCGACGCCGCGACGGGGCTCTACGAGTGGTACGAACACCCGCAAGCCCACGTCCCGGGCCGCGAAGGCCTGACCTGGGAAACGCTCCTGCAGCAGTGGCCCCTCATCGAGGCCGATCTCCACCAGGTGTACGGGATCGACGTCGGCGCCCCCGGCCTGCTGAGGGAGCGCTCCTGGCGCTGGCTCAAGGTCCGCATCCTCGGCCTGCTGAGCACCAAGTGCCGGACCCAGCGCCACTTCGCCCCACCCCCCGAGAAGTCCTGACCTGCTCCGAGGGGAGGTGCCGCTGTGGCGCTGACCGTCGGAGAACTCACCGGCTACGCGGACCTCGACGATGCTCCGTTCGAAGCCGGCCTGCAGCGGGTGGGCCGCGGCATGCGGGCCGCCGCCGACGACATCGAGCGCGTTGCGGACGCGGCTGGCGAAGACGCCGGCGAGGCACTGGGCGAGGGCCTCGCGCAGGAAGCCGAGCAGGGCGCGGAGGAGGCCACCAGCCGGATCGGCACCGCCCTCAAGGGCGCCTCCGTGCTGGCCCTCGCCGCCGGGGTCGCGGCCGGCGCCGCCCTGGTCAAGGGCGTCTCCGGCGCGATGGAGGAGGAGCAGATCGGGGGCAAGCTGGGCGCCCAGCTCGGCGCGACCCCCGAACTCGCCCACCGGTACGGGCAGATCGCCGGCCAGCTGTGGGCGGACGCGGTCACCGAGGACGTCCAGGGCGCCGCGGACGCGATCCGGGTGACCATGTCGTCCGGCCTCCTGCCGACCGGCGCGACCAACGCCCAGATCAAGGAGATGTCGACCAAGGTCAGCGACTTGGCCGACACCTTCGAACTGGACCTGGGCGAGAGCGCGACGGCGGCCGGGCAGTTGATCCGCCAGGGCCTGGTCAAGGACGGCACCGAGGCCATGGACGTCCTGACCCGGGCCGCCCAGGTGTTGCCGGCCAGCATGACCGCGGACCTGCCGGCGATCGTCACCGAGTACGGCACGCACCTCAAGCGCATCGGCCTCGACGCCCAGACCAGCTTCGGGCTGATGTCGCAGTTCGTGAAGGCCGGAGGCCGCGACCTCGACCAGGCCGCCGACGTCCTGCATGAGTTCGCGCGCATCACGAGCGAGGAGACCGACCGCGCGAAGGAAGGATTCAAGGCCCTCGGCCTGAACGCGGACAAGATGCTGTCCGACATCGGCAAGGGCGGGGACACGGCGAAGGCCGCCCTTCAGGCCAGCCTCGACGCGCTGCGGCAGGTCAAGGATCCCGCCCAGCAGGCCCAGCTCGGCGTCGCACTTTTCGGCGACATGGCCGGTGAGGCGGCCTCCGCGCTGTGGGCGATGAACCCGGCGACCGCCGCCGCCGCTTCCGGCATGGACAAGGCCGCCGGCGCCGCCGCCGGGGTCGGCAACTCCCTGCGCGACAACGCCAGCACCAAGATCGAGCAGTTCAAGCGGTCCATCGAACAGGGCCTGACCACCGCGGTGGGCGGCACCATGCTGCCCCTGCTGGAGCGCGCGGGCACCGCGCTCGCCGACCGCTTCGGCCCCGCCCTCACCCAGGCCGCATCGTGGGCCCGCAACGACGCCGCACCGGCCGTCGCGGCCTTCGCCCGCGGAGTCGCCTCCGACCTCGTCCCGGCCGTCTCCTCCGGCGCGACGTGGCTGGCCGATCACCTCGGCCCGGCCGCCACCGCGGTGGGCCGTTTCGTACGCACCGACCTGATCCCGGGCGCCAAGGACGCAGCAGCCACCCTGCGCGACGAGTTCGGCCCTGTCGCCAAGAACGTCGCCGGGTTCCTGAAGGACGACGTCGTTCCGGCGGCCACGAAGGTCGGCCGGGTCCTGAAGGACGACGTCGTTCCGGCGGTCGTCACGGTCGCCGTCTGGCTCGGCCAGAACCTGGTGCCCGCGGTGGCGCTCGGCGCCCAGTTCCTCACCGGCACGCTGGTGCCCGCCCTCGCGGACACCGCGCGCTGGCTGATCGACAACCGCGACGCGATCATGATCGTCGTCGGGGTCATCGGCGCCTTGCTGCTGCCGCTCCTCATCACCACCGCCGTCTCCTACGCGCAGACCGGCGCCGCCGCCCTGGCCAGCCGGGCCGCGCAGGTCACGTCATGGGTCGCGACCGGCAGCGCCGCCGTCGTCAACGCCGCTCTCAGCGTGGCCGCCTCGTACGACACGGTGGCGGGCTGGATCGCCTCGGGCGCCTCCGCGGTCGCCTCCGCCGCCGAGCAGGTCGGCGCCTGGATCGCCACCGGCGCCCGGGCCGTGTGGGGCATGGCTCTCCAGGCGGCTGCCGCTGCCGAGGTGGTGGCGGGCTGGGTCCTGATGGGTGTGCAGTCCATGCTGCGGGCCGCGCAGATGGCGGCCGCGTGGGTCCTTGCCATGGGCCCGGTCGGCTGGATCACCGCCGCCGTGATCGCCCTGGCTGCCCTGGTGATCACGAACTGGGACACGATCAAGAACGCCACCGTGGCCGCCTGGCAGTGGATCTGGAACTGGATCAAGCAGATCGCGGGCTGGATCGTCGACCTCTTCATGAACTTCAGCCTCGTTGGGCTGCTGGTCAGACACTGGGACTCGATCAAGAACGGGGCCGTCGCGGGATGGAACGCCGTCCTCGACTTCCTCAAGGGCATCCCCGGCGCGATCTACAACGCCTTCCTCAACTTCACGCCCATCGGCCTCTTGATCAAACACTGGGACAGCATCAAGGCCACGGCCGTCGAAAAGATGACCGATATGGTCGGCTGGCTGCGGGGCCTGCCAGCCTCGATCGGATCCGCCATCGGCGACCTGGGATCGCTCCTGGTCAGCAAGGGCCGGGACCTGATCTCGGGCCTGTGGTCCGGCATCCAGGGCATGGGCGGCTGGCTGAAGGACAAGCTGGTCAGCTTCGCTTCGTCCTGGATCCCCGGGCCGATCGCGTCGGCCCTCGGAATCAAGAGCCCGTCGACCGTGATGCGCGACCAGATCGGCCGCTGGATCCCCGCCGGCATCATCGCCGGCATCGAGCAGGGCGCCCCCGCCCTGGACGCCACCATGCGCTCCCTCGTCCAGCCCCCGCCCGTACCCGCCTACGCGGGCGCCGGCGCAGGTGGGTACGGGGCGGCGGCCATGCGCGGCGGCGGCCTCTACATCGAGAACTACCACGAGGCCGTGGGCTCCTCCGCGTCCGCCACCGCCGAGGAGCTCCTGTGGCTCGGCAAGGCCAGGGGGTGACCGATGCCTGCGGTCACCTGGACCGGCTCCCTGCCGGGGCACGTACAGTACGGCGACCTGCTGCTCGGCCCCGGCACCTCCTGGAGCATGACCGCCCAGGACCCCATCCAGGGCTGGGAGGAGTCAGTCCCGAGCGACACCGGCACCGTCCTGCGGGCCCAGCAGCACGGAGCCATTGCGGGCCGGATCCTCGCCCAGGCGCGCACGGTGACGATCAACCTCACCGGGCGGTGCGAGCCCGGGCAGGCATCCCTCGTTATCAGGCAACTCACCGCGCTGACGTCCCCTGTCGGTGCCGCCGAGCTCCCGCTCGTCGTCCAGCTCGACGACACGCCGCTCGTTGCCTGGGGCCGTGTCGTGCGCTGGGCTGCTCCGCCGAGCGCCGCGGCACGCATGGGCTCGCTCCGCGGGGCGTCCCTGCAAATCGTCTGCACGGACCCGCGCCGCTACTCGGTTGCCGAGCAGGTCGCCTCCGCGGTCCTGCCGGTCGGCGAGACCGGCTTGTCCTTCGGCGGGCCGCCCGAGGTCGGCTTGTCCTTCGGCGGGCCGCCCGAGGTCGGCTTGTCCTTCGGCACTCCTGGGTCGACCGGTGACCTGATCGCCGCCAACGCCGGCAACGAGCCGACGCACCCGGTGATCGAGATCCGTGGCCCGGTCACCACGCCGACCGTCACGCTCGGCGCCCTGCGCCTGGAGTACGGGCTCACGCTGGGCGCGACCGACACGCTCGTGATCGACACATGGGCGGGCACGGTGACGCTCGGCGGCCAGGACCGCCTCTACAGCGCCACCGCGAGGAGTGCCCCGGAGGGGCTGTTCACCCTGCCTCCCGGCACCAACACCGTCAGCTTCCGGGCCGATCCCGGCTCCACCGATCCCGCCGCGCAGGCCACCGTCCGGTGGCGCTCCGCCTACCTGTAGGAGGTCCGTCATGGCCGTGTACGGCGTCTTCGCCGGCCTCACCGGCCTCACCCGCGCGATGCTCCGCCTGGGCACAGTCCTGATGACCCCGACCGGGAGCCTGACGGTACGGGGCGGGGTGATCCCGGGCGGGACGCCGCTGCTGCTGACCGGCTCCGGCATGACCGGATCGCTGGCCCCGGGCCGGGCGATCGTGCAGGGCACGTCCGCGCAGGGCGCCTATCCGATCGTGGTGGATGCGGCGACGTCGGTCCCCATCGCCAACGGGCACGCGAGCCTCCCCCGGATCGACACGGTGTGGGCGGTCGCCCTGGACACCGACGTGGACGGCTCTGGTACTCGGGCCGGGCAGATCGTCTACCAGCAGGGCACCGCGGCCGCATCGCCGACCGCGCCGACGGCCCCGGCCTCCGGGCTCGCCTACCTGCGACTCTGGGACATCGCGGTCCCGGCGGGCGCCTCGGGCGGATCCCCGATCAACTGGGGCACGGCGCTCACCGATCAGCGGGTGTACACGGTGCCGGCGGGCGGCATCACGCCGGGTGCGGCGGCCGGCTCGTACGCCGGGCAGTGGCGGGACGCGGGCGGGGCGACCGGGATCCTGGAGCGCTACTCCGGGAGCCTGTGGGAGGCGGCGGTCCGGCTCGGTAACTCGGGGCTGCTCGGCCTCGGGGACGTGACGATCACTCGCTCGGCGACCGCCACCGCGCAGGTCAACGGGAATCTCAGCGTGACCGGGGTCGGGCAGTGGCTCGACGCCCACAAGACCAGCGCCACACAGGGCGTCACCTCGTCCACCACCCTCGTCGACGCCACCGGCCTCTCCCTGCCCGTCGTCGCCGGCGCGACGTACGAGATCGAGGGCTGGATCGTCTACGACGGAGCTTTCAACGCCGGTGACATCAAGGTCGGCTGGACGGTGCCCGCGGGCACGACCGGCACGTGGTCCATCAACGGCCCCGGCACCGGCGGCACCGCGACCTACGCCTCCAACACCGTGCCCATCGCCTCGTCGACCACGGCGGGCACGTACGGTACCGGCGGCACCCAGACCAACCTCGCCCCGCGCGGCCGGATCATCGTCACCACCTCCGGCACCTTGCAGCTGCAGTTCGCGCAGGCCACCAGCAACGGCACCGCCACGAGCATCTACGCCGGGTCGTGGCTCCGGCTGCACCGGATCGCCTGATGGCCACCTACGAGCTGCTGGTGTGCGACCTACGGACCGATCGCCAGCTCGACCGGATCCCGGTCACCGGCGTGTCCTACGACGACTACATCGGCCGGACGGGCTCGCTGTCCGCGACGATCCCGATCCCGGACAGCGCCATGGCCAGCCGCGTCCGGGGTTCGGTGCTGCCCGGCCGCACCATGGTCTACCTGGAGAAATGGGACGCATTCGCCGGGACGGTGGTGTGGGGCGGGATCCTGTGGACCCGCACACCGACCCGCGACGCACGAGGCTTCTACTCGTGCCCGATCCAGGCGGCCGGCATCGAGTCGGTGCTGCGCGCGCACCGGATGCTGACGGCCGACCTGGTGGCCGCCGGCGCCGACCAGTTCGCGATTGCCCGCCAGATCGTCACCTACGCGCAGTCCCTGCCGGGCGGTGACCTCTCGATCGAGATGGACACCTCCCAGCTCAGCGGCGTGCTGCGAGACCGCACCTACAGCCGCTACGACCTGCCCCGTCTCGGCGACCTGCTCGACAAGCTGGCCGCGGTCGAGTCCGGCTTCGAGTGGCGGATTCAGATCTACCGGGACGACGCGGGCGTGCGGCACCGGGTGCTGCGGCTCGGCTACCCCGAGATCACCACGGGCGGGCAGCCTGTCGTCCTCACCTCCCCGGGCCCGGTGACCGCCTACGCGCTGCCGGAGGACGCCACCCTCCAGGCCAACTCCTGGCAGTCCCGGGGCGCGAGCGTCGATACCGACGTGTCGACGGAGTCGGTGCCGCTCATGTCCGCGCTGCTGACCACCCCGGCGGACATCGCTGCCGGCTGGCCCCTGCTGGAGAACAGCAGCGACTACAGCACGGTGGAGACGCAGGATGTCCTCGACTCGCACGCGACGGCCGACCTGGCCCGCGCGGTGCGGCCGGTGGTCGTCCCCTCGGTCACGATCGTCGGTCAGACCCCGCCCGCGCTCGGCTCCACCATCCGGCTGCGGATCACCGACACCTGGCACTACGACGGGCTCGACACCCAGTACCGCCTCGTCGGCTACAAGGTCAGCCCGGAGGAACGGGGCCGGCCGGAGTCCGCCGAGTTGTACCTGGAGGCCGCCTGATGCCCGCCCTCCCGGACGACATCCTTGCCCGCATCGCCCGCATCGAGTCCCAGCTGCGGGAGACGACGGGCCGCGCGCAGATCCGGCCGCCGCAGACCACGGCGTCCGGCACGGACATCACCGTCGGCGGCACACAGGCCCTGCGGGTCCTGCTCGCGGCCGGCGTCGGTACCCAGTTCCTCCTCGGGCAGGACGGCGGCCAACGGGTGGCGCGCTTCTACCGTCCGGACGGGACGATCGCATTCTCGACGGTCCTGCAGACCGTGGTCTGGGACGGCGCCGGGAGCGCGGTGGTGCAGGACGACGCGGGCGGGACCGGGCTGGGCCGGCCGTACATCCCGATGGTGGTGGCGGCTGCCCGCACCGCGGACTGGCTGGCCACCACGAGCGCCACGTTCGAGGACGTGTGGCGCATGACCCCACTCAAGATCAACCCCCGGGGGACGGTCACCATCGGCCACATCGCCGACGCGGCGACGGCCGGCGAGGTCCAGGTCACCGTCAACGGGGTCGCGGTCGGCTCGCCCACCGCGGTCGGCACCTCCCAGAGCAGCACCACTGTCGGCCCGTTCGCCCTGCCCGGGGCGCAGGAGGCCGCCGTCGAGATCCGAGTCCAGGCCCGCCGTACGTCCGGCGCCGGCTCGGTCCGGTGCGCGGTACTCGGCGCTACGGGCTACCGCACCTGACCTCTCCCGCCCCGCGCCGCCCGGCCGGGGCCCGCGCCTACCTGGAGGCATGATGGCCCGATCCGGCCCGCAGAAGATACCGGGCGCCGTCTTCGACCTGTTCTTCGGGGACGGCCGCTACTCCGGCTCCGACATGGAGGTCAACTGCGCCGTCCTGCACACCACCGAGGGCGCGACGCTGTACGACTACGACGGCGGCGGAGTTGCGCCTCAGGTCACCGGGGTGCCGGACTTCAACGCCCGGCGGCTCGTGTGGCACCAGCACTTCGACGTCGACGAGTCGTCGCGCGCCCTGGTCAACGCACCGGGCGGCGTGCAGACGAACACCGCCAACTGCTTCCAGATCGAGCTCGTCGGAACCTGCGACCCGGCGACCCACGCGTACTGGACGCGCCGCGGGGTGCAGCACATCTACTGGCCGGAGCCGCCGGACTGGGCGGTGCGGGATCTCGCGTGGCTGATGCGCTGGCTGCGTGATCAGCACGGGGTCCCGCTGACGTCCGGCCTGGAGTGGCTGCCGTACCCGGCTTCGTACGGGGCGAGCCGCGCCCGGATGAGCTTCACGCAGTGGACGAACTTCCGTGGTTGGTGCGGCCACATGCATGTGCCGGAGAACGATCACGGCGACCCCGGCGACATGCCGATCGACCGGATCCTCGCCGTGGCCACCGGCCAGGCGCCGCCCCCAACGTCTCCCGCGCCGCCCCCGGCGCCCGCACCGTCCGAGGAGGACGACATGCCCAGCCCCCAGGACGTCGCGATTGCGGTGGCTCTGGAGCCCGTGCTCCGGATGTACACCCCCGACGGCCAGACCCGCACTGACGCGACCGCGTCCCTGTCCGACTACCTGGGCGGGATCCAGCTCAGCCAGGCCCGCCAGGAGGCCGCCCTGGCCGCTCTGCCCGCCGCGATCGCGCAGGCCGTGGCTGCCGCTGTCGGCCCCGCAGTCGCCCAGGCCCTCGCGGCCGGCATCACCCTCACCGTCACCCCGAAGGAGCACTGAGAGATGTCCGACTCCGCGCGCCGTACGATCCGCACCGTCTTCGCGCTCGTCCTCGGTATCGCCGCCGGCCTGCCCCTGCTGGTCGAGACGGCCGGCCTTCCGAGCACACTGCCCGGCCTGGGTACGGTCCTGGCGGTGGCTGGGGCGGTCACCAGGGTGATGGCCCTGCCGATGGTGGACGGCTGGCTGCCGTCCTGGCTGCGGAAGGCGTCGGCCCGGGCCGAGCTGCCGCCGACCTGGAGCCGCGAATGAGCGGGGGGTCCTCCGAGCCGACAACGGTGGATCTGCTGGTGGTGCTGACCCGGCTGGAAACGAAGCTCGACACGGCTACGGCCGGCGTCGCCGACCATGAGACGCGGATCCGGGTGGTGGAGCAGGAAGCGCTGAGAGAGGCCGACGTCGCGCCGATGCGCGCGGACGTCGAAGCGCTGAAGCGGAGCCGGTGGCCGCTGCCGACGATCGCCGTCCTGGCCAGCCTCGCCGGGGTCGCCATCGCGCTGATCCCCCTGCTCTCCCGCTGAACCACCACGCCCCCGCTCGGCTTCGGCCGGGCGGGGGTCTTCGTGCATTCCGGCCCGCGGCGGCACGCGGCCGGGCCATCATGCGGGGATGACCACCACCACCATCGCCACCGCGACCCGCGAGGGCACCGCCGGGCCGAGCGCCGACGCGACCGCCACCTACACCGCCGACAGCACCGGCCACACCGCCGTCGCTCTGGTCGACGGCATGGGCCACGACCCGGGCATCGTCCGCCTGGCGCCGATGCTCGCGGAGAGCGCGGCCCGCGCCGGCGCGCAGGTCGGGGCGCTCGGCGGCCTTCTGCACGCCGGTGTCCTCGCCCGCGACCCCGGACCCGACGCGGTCGGCGTCCTCGCCGTCCTGCACGAGAACGGGAGCGTGCAGGTCGCCTGGGCCGGGGACTGCCGCGCCTACCACTGGGACGGCGCCGCGCTCGCCCAGCTGACGACGGATCATACCCTCGCTGCCTACCTGACCAAGGCCGCGAGGGCCGACCGCGACGTGCCCGTCAACGCCCTGTCCGACTACGTTGGGGTGACGCTCGGTCTGGCCGTCCCCGCGACCACCCCCTTCGTCGCCGCGCCCGCCGACGGCCTGCTGATCCTTACCTCGGACGGCGTGCACGACCAGGTACCGGCCGCCGTGCTGGAGCGCCTGGTCCGCGAGTACCAGGACGACCCGAAGGCGCTCGCCGATGTGCTGGTCGCAGCGGCGGAGCCGACCGCCGGGGGCTACCGGGACGACGCCACCGCCGCCGTCATCCAGCGCGGTGCCCCGGCCCCCGCGCTGCTGCTGTCGCCGGAGACCGCGATGCGGCTGGGCGAGCTGTCCTCCATCGCGCGTCGCGAGCTCGACCCCGCAGACGAGGAACTGGTCGTCGACGCGATCCACCGGGTCATGACCGAGAAGAGTGCGGACGCCGCGCTCGCCCTGGTGGACAGGCTTCGCGAGGTCGGACTCTCCTGGTGAGCGGTCCAGCCGACGACCTCACCTCGTCTCCGGGGTACACCGCGCACCTGGACCAGCTGGGCGCCCGGGCGCGGGACCTGCCGGCCGAGCAGCGGGACCGGATCGACGCGGCGGCGGCCCGGGTGCGGGAGACGCCGAGCGCGGAGACGGTGGGGGCCCTGTGGGCCGCGCTCCGTGCGGCGGGCCTGGAGTAGCAGGGCTGACACCCCATCACCAGCGCCATAAACTCGCCGCATGAACCAGAGCGAGAGCGAGTTCGTCTACGACATCAAGTTCTGCCTGGCGGAGGACGCCTGCCTGGGGCATCAGTCCTCGGACACGCAGACCCTGCGCGTCCGCGTGACCGACCCGCACCCGACGCCCGGGTACGGGCCCGCCCTCGGCACGATTCACAGGGCACTGCGAGACACGCTCCGCGAGACGGACCCGGAGACGTACGGTCTTATCAGGGTGCCCGGCGACCTGGTCATCCTCGCGGTCACGGCAGCCTAGAGCCTGCGCCGAGCGTCCTCCAGCCGCGTGCGGTAGAAGGCGCTGTCGCGGGGGAACTCGGTACCGAGGTCGTCCAGGCCCTCGCCGAGGGCGTCAGCTGCCCGACGCCAGTCCCGGGCCGCGTGGGCCGCCTCGCCGACCAGCAGCAGGGCCCGGGTGGGCGATAGCCAGTACAGCCACCCGGGCCGGTCGCCCTCGTCCGGGGTGCGGAGGGCCGACGCGTACGCCTCGTCGGCCAGCCGGTGCGCCTGGTCCCGGTCGCCAACGCCAGCCGCAGCCATCGCTGCGGTGTGGGCTGCGATCGCGGAAGCACTCGGGGAGAGGTCTCCTGGTGTCCCTATCGCCGCCTCCGCAGTACGGAGCGCCCGCACCGGGTCGCCGGCGCCCAGCTGGTAGTAGGCCCGCACCCGGGTGATCCAGGACGCCATGTCCGCCGAGCCCGCATCGAGTGCCCACCCGTGCGCAAGATCGAGCCACGCCTGGGCGGCGCCGAACTGCTGCTGGCCGTGGGCTACCCAGCTGAGCCAGTGCGCGTGCTCCGCGCTGAGGAGGATCAGGCGGTCCGCCGTCGGACCCGACGCACCGGGGATGAGCCGGGTGACCGTGTCGAGCTGGCTGCAGACCACGGTCCACAGGTCAGCCCCGGTGCCGTCATCCTCGGCACGCCGGTGCTCGGCAAGGACTCGTGCGATCCAGTCGGCGGACCGGGTGTCGGTTCGCCCTGTGGTGTGGGCGCGCGCAATGCGCTCGGTCAGCTCGGGGTGCGGTGACCAGGACGATGCTGTGGTGCGTGCGCTCAGCAGTTCGGGTGGCACGTTCAACCCCTCGGTGATGCGGTCCATGACGACGGCCTCGCGCACGGTCCGCCGCCCCCTTTCGATCAGGGAGACGTCGGACTGGCTCAGTCCGACGAGACCGGCGAGAACGGTCTGGGAGACGCGCGCGGCGCGACGGTACTCCCGCAGAATGGCAGCCCAATCGCTTTGGGCCCAGGCGGCACGGAGGCGCGGGTCCACCCATGGTGACGCAGTGCTCATGCGCTGACGATACGTCAGGCATATAGCGCTGCATATGGAGTCCACTCGATCGGGCGTCGACCATCTCTTCATGACCAGTACGGCGCAGGCTACGACGACGGTCGAGTACCGGCCGGTTCACGGACCCCCGACCGAGGTCCAGGTGACTCGCGAACAGCTGCACGGCCGTGCATGCGTGCTCGGCGCGCACCACACCGGCCCGGTCGTCCCGGCTGGCCACGTCTACACCCCCACCTCGGGCGCCCCGCTCGGGTGGCCGGTCGTGGCCTGCGCCCCACGCTCTATCGCCAAGGAGGACGCGTGACCCCCACCCCGCCGCTGGTGATCACCGGCGAGCTGCCCCCCATCGCCGAGATCATCGGGTCGACGCCGCCCGTCCTGCCGCCCGTCACCCGGCAGGACGACGACCAGTGAGCGTCCCCTGGTGGGAGGCATCCCACCCCGAGCCCGACGTCGAACCCCGCGGGCAGTGGAACGGGTGGGCTTTGCCTGGCTGGGACGCCGCGGTGAAGGGCGTCGAGGAGATGCTCGCCAAGGGCCGGCGCAAACGGAAGCCCCGACGGCGCTCAGTCACGGGCGAGGAGCCCCGACCGTGAGCCTGGCCGGCGGCAGACCGGCTCCCCCGCGGGTCGAACACGGCAAGTGCGCGGTCTGCGGCCGGTACGGGCGGGGCCGGTGGCTGTACGACCTCACCCCGTACACCGCGGTGGTGGAACACTGCCCGCCGCGCCGGGACTCGCCTCAGCTGACGGCCGCTGCAGCCGTGTCCGTCGCGGCCGTCGTGGTGGTGTGCGTACTGCTGCTGACCATCTGGCGCTGACCACCACGCCCGCCCACTACGAGGGATTCGCCTTGAAGATCTTCCGCCGACCCGTCCCGCCGGCCGCCGAGGAACGCGCAGACTCAGCAGCCGAGCAGGCTGATGAGGATCCTCGAAATTCCTCAGCCTCGATCAGGTTCCCCACTTGCTTGACCAGGTCAAATGAGTGGGGAAGGTGGGGATCGGGGAGCGCGTGCGTGGGCCCCGCCGACCGAAGGTCGGCGGGGCCCGAGGGTGGACGGCGGGTCAGGTGCCCGGGTCAGGGAACCCGTCGCAGCGGGGGCGCGTCGCGCGCCAGGATGGACGCCCGGCCGCCCGGCCGGCACCACTCCAGGAGGCACCGATGTCCGACCGCATCCCGCCCGGCCGCCAGGGCCGCTGGCAGGACCCACGGCGCGGCAGCCGCGGCCCCGGCCGCACCGCCCGCGCCACCCTGCTTCCGCCGGGGATCGTCCCGGCGGAGACCACCGAGCTCCTGGCCGTCGAGCCGGAGCCGGACCCCGAGGAGGACGACGAGATGACGCCGCAGAAAGACCCGTCCGGCGGGTCCGGCGGGATCGGCGGGCCCAAGGCGCCGCCGGCCGGGCCCAAGACCCCACCCCCGCCCCCGCCGCCGCCGTCGGAGTAGCAGAGCTGGTCGCCGCCTACTCGTCGTGGAAGAGCCGCCAACTCGGTAAGCCGAGCCCGTCGGCGATCCGGTAGATCACGTCGATGCTCGTGGCGTGCCGGCCATTCTCGGCTCTGCTGATCGTCCGATGGTCCAGACCGGTGCGAGAAGCAAGCTGTACCTGCGAGAGGTCTGCGGCCAGCCGGTGCGCGCGGATGCGGCGACCCACCTCCCAGCGGTGGCGTTGCACAGCGCGACGTTGTTGATCATCAATGGGCACTTCTACCGTTTACGGCCCCTGACCAGCAAAGTCTTTGCCACGTGTGGCAAATCTAGTGACAATGTCGCCCTGAGACAGCTCCGCGAGGAGCCTGAGAGCGGGGCCCGGAGGTTGCGTATCCCCCGGGCCCCGTTAGACGCCGGGCCTCCGGCGTCCCGCCCCGGCGCCCATGTGGCGCCGGGGCGGTTTTCGTTGTCCGGCGACCAGTTCTCGACACGGCCGTGA